GCGGCATAGGCGGCAGCATAGGCGGCAGCATAGGCGGCAGCATAGGCGGCATCGGCAGCACAGGCAGCATAGGCGGCATAGGCGGCATCGGCAGCACAGGCAGCATAGGCGGAACCCGATCTAGTCGCCTCGATAGCCTGGCGCGGTCTTTTATCTCTCGGATATTTGGATTCGAAAAAGTGCAAAACGTGCTCGGCACAATCCGCAGCGAAGAGTACCAGGGCGCGGGTATTGATCGCCTCGACCTTGCGAACCAACCGGACCTTTCTCACACAAACTTTATCATCGGAGTCCAGGGTTTCCCCTTCAACCTCGACTTCATAAAGATTGTTGAGCATGAACGATCCAACAAGTTGGGACTCAGTCAAAACATGGTAACCGTTCTCGCACATGGCGAGCGCGCCGACAATCTCAGGCGACCATTCCCCGAGTCCATAGTCAGTCCAGCGAAAGCTAGAGTAACCGCCAGTTCCATTGTCGTTCAGGTACTTGTAATACTTAGTCACTTTAGCCTCCGTACCCTTTAAGAGCAACTGACTTCTCCAAGAAATCCAGGATCAAGTCTGTCTCATCACCTAGGGGAGTCCCAGCGCGGTGCTTCCAATGTTCCCTTGCCTCTTCAAAGGTGAAATACCGGCAACCGGCAATCACACGCACTTTTTCATCACTACAGTGCAAGGCGACAAAAGAGAATCCATCGGATCGCATTACCCCGTACACCTGAGCATTCCCGTACACCAGAGCATTCCCGTACACCCGAGCATTCCCGTACACCCGAGCATTCCCGTACACCCGAGCATTCCCGTACACCCGATCATTCCCGTACACCCGAGCATCCCCGTACACCAGAGCATCCCCGTACACCAGAGCATCCCCGTACACCTGAGCATCCCCGTACACCTGAGCATTCCCGGACACCTGAGCATTCCCGGACACCTGAGCATTCCCGGACACCTGAGCATTCCCGGACACCCGAGCATTCCCGTACACCCGAGCATCCCCGTACACCAGAGCATTCCCGTACACCAGAGCATTCCCGTACACCAGAGCATTCCCGTACACCAGAGCATTCCCGTACACCAGAGCATTCCCGTACACCCAGGAGGAGTCATGCTGATTAAGGTTGCTTTCCTTTTCAATCCAGCCGCCCAAGTCTCCAGTATTGACGTTGCCAAAAGCACACAAAGCGCGGATACGGTGCAAGGTTACGCCGTAGTAGTCTTTCTTCTCCATGGTCAATTCAAATTTAGTCATTGTTAAACCTCGTTTCGGGTTAGACTTTCCATGTTTGCCAGAAACCGAATATGCAATCCCTGGCAAATATCGAAGTTCTAAACCTTGGTTGAAATCGTCGTGAACACAGTAGTCAGGTCAGTCCCGATTGCCTGCAATGAAACAACCACGACAACGGCAATCATCACAACAATGAGTCCGTATTCAACCAGAGTCACGCCAGAGTTATTCTTAATCATTCGCAACATTTTGTATACCTTCCGGCACAGTTTAAAACGGTTTACTCAGTTATAAGCACACCTATTCTTTGCCTTGCACCTCCGTTATCAATTTAAGATTTGTGTGCGCCGATTCCTCCGCTTCCGAAAGCAGTTCATTAGCAACTTCCTGCAGGTACGAATTACCAGAATCCGGATAGTTGCACTCAACACCCCATAGGGCGCACTGGAAACGCGGTATCAACTGGACCTTGTGGACTCCGTTGTCGCCATGCATCGGGCTAGGCACCGTGACGTAAGCCGTTACAGCAACGCCGCAGTAAAACCATTCTCCCTGATTCCAGGATTCCATCACGGCTTGCGCCTTGGCCATTTCGGACTCGTAGTTCTCAGGCAGCACGTAACCCGCCGAGTGCGGATCATTGGACGGCCAAAAACCCTCATCACGTTGTTCCGGAGTGTCGCCGCTATCGTCGCGGTAAATGGTGGCAACGTAGTGAATCCCGTTCCGCTCGACTTCAACGGAGTTACCTTCATAGGCGTGCGAGTCGAACGGCGGGAAAACTGTTTCGGTCTCAGACATTGGAGTGCCCCCATTTTGCGTTGCACTCATTCATGAAGGCGATTGCCTCCTCTTCGGTTTTGGCAGGCACGTGGCCCATACCAATCGTGACGCTTCCACGGGAGTCCTGCACTTCCCAGGTCCAGCCGCGAGTCACAATCTCCCAATCCGCTTTCTCGGATTCCTGGTACCAAGGGCAAGCGCCATAGATCGACGCCTTGCGCCCGGTAGGAATGTGGTTCCAAACTCGACTCGGGGTAACTCGTGTGATTCTCATTTTCGACTCCTGTTTTAGATTCCCCCGCTAGGGGTACTGCTTTAGCTTCCTGGCACTTGTGCCGTTCATCTGATTCGTTTCCTAGCAACCAAACTAGGATATGTTGCAGCCTATGTCAATTAGGCTTTTGGATTTACCCACACAGCGCATATACGCGCAAATCTTCATAGAGAGTATATGACGCCAGAAACTCTGACTCTGTGATTTCCTCGCGCTCAAATTGTGGGCAAGCGGCGTTGTGGCGTTTCAGAGCATGAGGAACAAGGCGCGCAGCTTCCCTTTGAGTCAGAGAGTCCCAATTGAGTGTGTCCAGGCTGGCCATTAGCGTGACTCCCTGTTCATGCGCCTAGCAAGCGACTCCGCTGCCTTGCGACCATAACGAGTAGGGAAATACCAGCAATTAGACTCGTGGCATAGTACCGCCCAACGATCCTGGCCATATCCTCGATAGATTCCCGCGCTATACATGATCAAAACCCACAAGCTTTGAGGAAACGCGCTCGATCAAAGCGCGGGTCTCCCGCAGCGAAATGGTCTGCCATGTCCTGAGCGATATCTTCTAATGCGCCGCGATACTCCACCTTATCGAGTGAATAATAAGCGCATTCCTCCGAACGGTTTTTAACCATAGCGGCGAACGCTTCATAATCTTTCTTAGACATACTCCGACTCCTTCACTCTAGTTGACTTTCCATCACTGCACGCTTTCCAAAGGCGCGCAGGTAAAGAGAGTCAATCTTCCGATTCGAATTCCTCGCGCCAATTGTCTGCAATTTCGTCCCAATTCACGGCGGGATATCCGCTATTGCTCTTCGCTCCATAGAGCGTTGCGCTATCAGTCGAGTCCATATCCGGAGTCCCGTCCGGGAACCAGTCGCGCACAAAGAAAGCAACGGCAACGGCGGTATCAGGCTTGGAACGCCATTTGGCGCGGTAGATAACCTCTTCATTGTCGCACCATAGTGCAACGTTCCAGGTCTCCCAATTCGTCCAGCCGTTATATGTGTTATCAGTCATTCTCGTTGCTCCAGGGTTCAGCTACCTCGGAATAAATATCCCATAGGCGCGCAAGGTTTTTGTCCAGGTTATCGTTTGGGAAAACGTTGCAGATCGACTCCCATTCCGACTCAAACTGCAACGCATCGTCACCTTGCACGAAAACCTGCAAACCATCGTGCTGCAGATCATTGCTAGGCTTTTGGTTCAGGGCATAGGCGGTACCTTTGCCATAACTGACAAGGGAAAACCGATTCGTATTCTCCATGATGAAACGGCGCATTAATCCGACTCCTCTTTGGTTGTGACTTTCCGTAGCTGCCTACAGGTTCCTAGCCTATAGGCAGGTAAGGGAGTCTCAATCGCGCCAGATACCGTTGGCAACTTGCGTTTCCTGCCAATGAACAATGGCTGCAGTCCTTGTAGCTGGTGAGATACCTAGCAGCTTGCACGCCACATTAAGCGCGATAACGCATTTACTCAGGTCCGCGCAGATATCACCTACCGCGCCATAATAGGCGTCATCGTAAATCGAGAGGCAGGCATTCTTTTGATAGATCGCGCTTTTGCGTGCCCGGTCATCCCGAGTCATCCTGGCAAAGTCATCATGCGTTTCCGCCTGCTTTATCAGTTCCCTACGGAACGACTCAACCGTGTTTGGCGTACACACCGCGCCTATAATTTCCTGCACCGTATTCATCTCTCGACTCCTCTTTTCCGTTTCCAACGAATCGGTCTTTCCCGTTCGTTCGCCATTCTTAGCATCCCATGACATAGGCTGCAATACCTATTTTCATATTCCACATATGAATGACATACGCTGCAACTCAATACCGGATTTACGTTTTGTCCCTTATGTCATAGTTGCAGCCACTGTCACTTGGTACCTGAGCGAGTCCCAGGAATCGCGCCAAAATGGCTCATATAAAACAAGTGTCTTACATGACACACGCTGCATTTTTGTATCTGTGTCATGGTCTAAAACGCCAGATTCCTTATTGAAAACAACAAGGTGCGGCTATGTCATCCGGTTTTTCGTTACGATACCGTGATGGTGGTTATAACGGGTACGGAACGGTTACCAAAAGCGGTCAAATGCAGCCTGTGTCAATATTCCCGTATTTAACCGTTAATTATAACACATTGATTTCATTGAGCTATGACATAGGCTGCGGCGGGCATTGGGAACAGGCAAAATGACATAGCGGCAACGTATTGAATCTAAACGACATTTTTGGTACAAAAACCCCTTCATACTTTTAGTATGTATAGCAGCCTGCGGTGCTGCTTACATCCTACTGAGTATGGTTATGCGAGTGAAAGACAGACACACCTAGAGACCCTGACACGTTGGCGATAACATATATCCTATATGTATCTTTAAGCCTCGGATCGAGTCCGCAGCCTTGCGTTCCGAATCTCTGGCCAGACTCGTCTACCTCTCGATTTGTTGTGAATTTCCCTACACGCCATTTCCCGACATTTTCGAGAATGCCAGACAATGCCTGCAGCGTTGACTCCCGTTCATCCTGGCGCGCAACAATCATAAACCCTGCCTGATTTATATCATTGCAGCCTATGTCATGCCGTGTTAAGAATCGGCCAGAGACAATGACAAGTGAGTCGAACAATGAACGCCAGATATCTTGCATCCCGCACTCGCCTAGCATGGCGTCTAGCTCGTCATGGCGCTAACAGGTTCGGCGGTACCGCCCCGGATTACTTCATCGAGTTCATGCGTGAAGTGTGGGCCGACTATGACGGCGTGCTGGCCTACCTGAGCGGAACGCGCCCTAGCGGGATCATTCCAGCCCTTTTGGTACAGGTTGTTATTGCAGCCGTGCTTATCGCCATTGGCTACATGTTCCCTGGCCATGACTTCCATATCGTCTTTTTCGGAATGTTTGCCCAGATGGCCGCCGCGCTGCCTTTCATCAATCGCGCTTTGAATGAGGAGTCGAACAATGAATACATTCTTGTTGAGTGAAGAGACTGATCAGCGGGTTACGCGGTCATATACCGCCGCTGCCGTCCTGCTACTGGCCACAGGTGGCCTAGTTGGTTTGCTGCCTACCGTTGCAGCCCTTATGGGACTCGGTGGCTTGGTAGCCCTTGGCTGCCTTGGGCTGACCCTGATATCTATCGCGGGCGCATTCACTGTTCGCGCCATCTCATACGAGGAGTCTGCTAACCTGCCTTTGTACCGACTGACAGGCTGCTGATATGACAGCCTGGGCAGTCTGGATCACCTCTAGCCTGCTATTGCTGGCCTTGTGCTGGCTTGTAGACAAAGGTTCGGACTCGTAAACTACCTTAGCCCGCCTAGCGCGGGTTTCTCTTTGTTACCAATTCACACATTGATTGTGTTGTTTCCATTTATTACCCTTGCCTGCAGCGTTGTCATTGATTGCGTATTAATGTTGCGCGCCAAGGCAGCCAGTGCAGGCGGGCTTATAGACGGCCCGCGTCGAGTCATTTTATTGCGTATTAATGTTGCTCGCCTGTTCGGATAGGGCGCTTTGTGCGCGTCCAGGTCCGGCGCGTGCTGGCCTATTCCTGATAAGGAATTCGGACCCCGGACCCCCAAATAAAGAAGGGGTGGGGCGGCCTTTATCCACCGCTCTAGAGCCGTCTACGTTTGTCCGAAATATGTATACACTTTTCGGACTTTCACGCATCTCACATGCGCCATTTTCTGGTTTTCAGGAAAATCCCCGGAGAGTTATGACACAGACTGCAATGTCCCCTATTGCCTTCTCTGTCAACCATCCCTCCCGTCTCAGGGGTGATATCCATTTGCACAGGTCGCCACCTGTAAACCGCAGACTTCCGCCGCAAACAGGTGATTTCCTATGCTCCCGGTCACCACCCCTTGTTTCCTCTGTGTCAAAGGTCTCAGCCGTCCATTATTGGCGCATAAGTGCCTTTCAGGGCCTGTTAATGACGTTTGCATCCTATGTCATTTGTTAAAATTTCCGGGTTTTCCCGTCCTGCACATTCCCATATCACCCTTACGACCTTTCACCAGGAAGCCTATGCTAATGGCATGTTCCCCACGGGGTGATAGCAATGACCACTTTTGTCCTGATGATGTTCCTGATCCTGCCTGGTGACCGTATCGAGGCTTTCACCCTGACCCAGGGCATGAACGAGAAGGCCTGCAGGATCATGGAAGAGAGCATGAATACCCGGATCGCTACGGCCAAGTACGCTCTGGTCAAATGCGTGCCCCAGACCACCCTGTAATCGAAGGAATTTCATGTCACACGCCATGTCCCTGATCAGCTTCGAGACCACCCTTGTTCGCAACAGCAACCCTGTCAGTGCCGTATGCTCGGTCGCGGGTTGGGTCGTATCTGAGACCAGGGATGACCTGGTAGTGGTGTCCTGCGTCAGTCAAACAGCAGGAAAAGAGGATACAGTCTATGTATTTCTTGGCGAAAGCATCACGATTCCGAAGAAACAAGTGCTTTCGATGTGGACTCTGAAGGTGGATGAGCGTAAGAGTGGCCTAGTAATGAATTGAAGGGTGAGGGTAGAGTAGGACGTTCATCGTCTTGACTCCCCACCTTTGCTCGGCTCCAGTGATGGAGTCGGGCACTTTTTCGACCTGATATTAAGGATTTCGACCATGTCTGGACTTGAAGAGCGTGCGAATCAGTACATTGATCACTCGACTCGGACCCCCAAAACCGGGGATATTTACGAAAACGAAGATTGCCTGGTGTATTTCCTGAACAGTGAAGAACTGCTGAAAATCGACGGTGATCCGTGGACTACGTGGTCCGAGAAGGCAAAAAGCCTGTTCAAGGTCACTTTTCTGAGCCTGTGCGAGGCTGGAATCGAGATTCTGGACGAAAATACCTGCCCGATGCCGCGATCCGAATTCCAAACTATGGCGTTTAACGCTGCGATGATCGCCGCCGAAGCGTTGACACATATCGAGGTGGATACTCCGTCTCCCAAGTTGTGCGAGTGCCCGCAGGGGTTACGTCATAGACGATGGCCATGGTATTTCTTGTCTATTCAGAACGAATGGGTTTGAGCCATGGCTGTTGATACCACCATTATTCCAGATATGAACTTCGGTTCAGGTCCGTCTTCCGCCATTAATGGTGCCTACGACCTGGTTCCTTTTGCCGACGGCCCTATCGCCGGTAAACAGATCAGGGGCGTCTACTGCGGCACTGCCGGGACCGTAAGTATGGTGACGCAGACAGGCCGCGTACTTGTCAACTTCCCTGCTCTTGCCGGTTTTACAACCGCATTGCTCAAGGCTATCACTGCTGTAGGGACGGCTACCGGCGTCTACTTCGTCTACTAAAGGATCAGTAGGTGCTTGGACTCTCCCTAGCTTTGCCACATGAGGCCTTGCTGACAGATATCGCTCAAATCAGCGCCATTGCTGCGGCGATGTATGACTACCGTGAATCTATCGCCTACCAGACTGCTCTCGGCACCACGCCCTCAGGCACGGGTGACCCCGTAGGCTTTCTCCAGGACCTTAGCGGCAACGCTCCTGCTGTCATGGGCACAGTCGGCTCCAGGCCATTGATGCAGGCGGGTGGGATCACCTTTGACGGCACCGATGACAGGCTCAACGGCTTCAATCGCTCCACAATCATGGCGTCGTCTCGTTACACCGTTCCTGATGTGTCCGACAGCGACACAGGTAAGGGTTACACCTGCACCGGCACGACTATCGACACCAGTGACGACACATTGTGGGATTGTAACGACGGTCGGTCAAACTCCGCTGACGTGACACACCGGGGATCGGTGATCAACAAGACGAGGGTCGGGGGTTTCATACGTGAGATCGACCTTGCGGCGCTTTACCCGTCGTCAACGAGTTTTCAAGGGGTGCAGTTTGATCCCGACACTGACGGCGGCAACCTCCCTACCGGCAGTTTGTGGGTAGCCAGCAAGGGTGAAAACCTTATGCGGCGTATCTCCAAGGTGGACGGCTCGACCATTTCATCATTTGCCAGTACAGAGCCAAACGGCGTCGGCATTGACACGGTGACCGGCTACGTCATCGTTACCCGAGATAGCGGCGACGTGGCGGTTTACACCCGCGCCGGTGTCCAGGTTGGCAGCACATTCAACCTGGGTGAGAGCTTCGACCAGATCGACTACGATAGCGCCACGGGCCTGCTTTACTACACCCGTGGGTCCGCGACGGATGGCAACTATATCGGCGTGTTCCACCTTCCAAGCCGCCAATTCGTAACCCGCCTGATGACGCCTGAAGCCGACCAGATCGAGGGCATTGCTGTCGATGGAACGACTGTATACGTCAACAACGACGGTTATTTTCATGACGGCGCTGCCGATCTCAACGAGACGCTGGTTTACGAACTGGACTCTGCACCTGTCTATACGCCTCAAACAAAGGTGACGCTGTTCGCCAAGTTCAACTGTGCCGCGCCATCGGGAACACGGGCAGTCGTAAGCGCCAATAGCGGCGTATCCAATGCCGGTGCTGGTATCTGGCCTATTGGTTCCAGTTCCACGTCCGTGAGGGTGTTCGTCAACTCCAATGCAGGCACTACGGAACGGGACAGTGTAGATTTTACTGGTCTTCCGGACATGACGATTTCGCGGGCTATCGTGCTTGAGATCGATACCGTAGCCAAGACCCTGGACCTTGAGGTTGATGGAGTTGCCTATGGTGGTACCAAGAGCCTGACCAACGTCGCCGGGGGTATTTCAACTGGTCAAATAGTCCTGTCGGCTGCCAAGGACAACACCAACGAACTGGCGAGCACGATACAAGTTGGTGGGGCGTTCAACCGGTTCCTGACGGCACCTGAGAAAGTTGCGCTCAATCGGTATCTGGCTGCTGCCTAGTACCACGGGGTTACGCTTCGAATAACTGACGTGGTATTACTTTTGTGTAGATTTCGCGGACTGGATTTCACATGGCATCGTATAATAAATTTCGTCAATTCACCGAAGATTTGGCCAAGGGTGTACATAACCTTGCAACCGATCAGATTGTAGTGGCCCTTTGTGCTGCGGCGAGTGCTCCTGTTAATACAAACTCCGTATTGGCAGACCTGACACAGGTTTCGTATACCAATCTTTCGAGTCGCAACGTAACGACTACCTCCTCAGAGCAGACATCTGGTGTTCTTAACTTCATCCTCGCTGATCTTGTCCTGACAGCGTCTGGTGGTCCAGTTGCTCCTTTCAGGTATATCGTTTTCTACAATGATACGCCGACTTCACCCGCCGATCCTCTGATCTGCTGGTACGATTACGGGTCTGACCTGACTCTTGCTGATGGCGAATCCTTGACCATCAACCTTGATAACGTGAACGGTCTGTTCACTATTACCTGATAGCGAGGGTTCATGTCCGTAGGAACTGGTATTAATCAGGTACTGGCACCTGTACGCGAAGTCACCAGCCTTGCCCCGACCGGCCCGGACAGCCTTGAGGCCGCGCTGACCGCCGATACGATGGGCGCTGGCGCTATCATTGATTTCGACGTGGCGGGCAACAACAACGGCATCGGCCTGCCTGATATGGTCGTTACCCAGCCGGGTATTCAGATCCGGGGCGAGACTGCACCGGGTGATGGGTATAACGTCGTGGGCCGCGCCATCCGCCTGAAGGCCAGCGGCGGTGTGTTGAGCGGGCTGCGGTTTGCGGCGGGCGATGTGCCGGGTATTCCGAACCCTGAGAACCGGGACTGCGCGGGGCTTGAGGGCGAGGCGCAGCCGATCAGGGACATTCTGATCCGGGGAAACACGTTCGCCTATTCCCTCGACGGCCTGTTTGATTTCTGGTCCACCCAAATCGAGCGGGTGACGGTCGAGAACAACATCTTTGCCGAGCCGCTGGACGCCAGCATTCACCCCTCGGGGAGCCACGCAACGGCGCTTCTGATCGGCAAGGGCGGCACGGACATTCTCATCAAGGGTAACCTGTTCGCTCATGGCCGCTATCGCCACCCTGCCATTCGAGGCCCGGCGAACGTCGCGCTGGTGAACAACCTCTACTACAACTGCGCTGACCAGCACTGGCAGCTGTACGGCGCTGACACCGGGGCGGCGGGCGGAACCATCCTGCTCGCCATTGTGGGTAACCACGCCATCGTCGGGCGCAACATGCCGTACTGGCGCGCAGCGGGGCATTACGAGCCGATCCATTCCGGCATGTCGGCGTTCCCCGACTCCCGCGTCTACATGGACGACAACATCACGACCTGGCACGCCGATTTCGTGAACGGCAATGCCGGTCTGGGGATCACGGCACGGTCGCAGTACCTGACCACCAATGCGTTCCCGACCAATACGGCGGGTATGCAGGCGCTGGGCTACGCGCTGATCTCAGGGTCGAACCCGGTGGACATGACCGGCCTGTCACCCATGGCGGCTTCTGCCGTGCAAGCCTATGTGCTGGCCAATGCGGGCCCGAGAGATTCAAGCGGGGCGCTGCGTGACAGCATCCTCGAAGCCCGCATCCGGGCCGAAGTATCGGACGGGCGGATTGGCACACTCAAAAACACGATCCCGGCAGCGGAGGCTGCCTATTTCGGTTTCCCTAGCCCGCCGCCCCTGACATACGGGGACATCGACGACACGGCGATATTGAACGCCATCGGCGATGAGGCGGAAACCCGGTACGCGGACAACGAGATCACGGACACAACCTTGCTGCCGAGCGTGACCCGGACGGCGATTCTGGCGCTTCTTGACGCGCTGAACGTCGGAGAGGGCCAGCCGCTTGTGACCGTGGAGGCTGTGCGGGCTGCGGCACTGTCGATCGGTGCGGAATCCGAGGCGCTGGTTGAGAGCATCGACCGGCAGCGCGCCAACAACACCAAGCCGTACTGGCAGGGATGACCACCGCCACCATTGAAGCCAGTATTGACGGCTATCAGCAGTCGGCAAGCGCGACCTACTCGACTGCGGCAGGCGCTTACACAGCGGGCTTCAACAATTCCGGCAACACGACATGGATATCTGGACAGAATTGGGACGGTTCGCTCTATAGGCTGCGCCAGGCACAGATAAGGTGGTCCCTGTCGACCATCCCATCAGGGGCGGTCATCACCGCCGCGTCGATCCGGGTCACCAACAGTGGATCGCCTGCAGGCGGGGCATTGGACACATACTTTAAAGACCGCGACCCGGGCGGGTTCATTTCTTCGGCTGATTATGTCGATCAGTCCACACTCGCGGCGCTTGACACTTTCGCCACCATGCCAACTGCCAACAGCGGCAGCAACACCACCTACACCCTGACTGGCACGGCGGCGCTGATCGCGGCGATACAAGCCAACATCGGCGGCACCATCGGTTGCTCGGTCGTCAGTGATGGACAGGTTACATCTACAGCGCCTACAGGCGATGAGCGGTGGAAGTTCAAGTCCTCTGAGGACGCGACGGCGGACAACCGCCCCGCGCTGATTGTCACATGGACGTACATGCTTGACGCCGATGTCGGGGCCTACTCCATCTCAGGTCAGGACTCTGCTACACTGACAAGCCGAGTACTCTCTGCTGATGCTGGGTATTACTCCCTAGACGGGCAAAACGTAGGTCTGCTCGCTGATAGGGCCTTGGATGCAGACCCAGGGTCATATAGTGTAAGTGGCCAGATTAGTAGTTTACTGGTTGGCCGGGTTATAGAGGCTGATTCCGGGACCTACCTCCTGGATGGTCAAAACTCCTTACCGCTTGCTGACCGAGTCATTAATGTTGACTCGGGTTCCTACGCGATTGCAGGACAAGACTCGTATACACTGGCGGGAAGAGTTATAGGCGCAGAGTCCGGGCAGTACCTATTGTCTGGTACAGACGCTTCTATACCAGTCTCAAGAGTATTAGTCGCTGACACTGGTGTATATGTTGTTTCCGGTAAAGATACCCAGACTTTAGTTGGTCGTACTATTACTGCAGAGTCTGGGAATTACTCGATATCAGGTACAGACAACTCTCTCACAGCGTCTCGTGTTCTTGTTGCTGAGGTTGGGTCATACTCTATATCTGGAGTGTCTGCTGCATTCATAGCTGCGCGTCGTATAGTAGCCGAGGCAGGTGCTTACGTTATCTCTGGCAACGATGCCGTCCTTACAGAGGGGGCTGTTGTTGCGATTCGTGCTGTCTATGCCAGAGTGACTGCCCAACCCGTTATACTTGCTTCTGCCAGTGCTGAACCCGCTATTCTTGCGTACACTGACGCAATGCCTGCTTATAATGCTAGTATAGATGTTGAGCCAGCCGTGTCCGGAGAGATTTGATGTCTGTTGTATTCATATCTAACATTAATTTGTTCAGGCTTGAGGGTCTGCAGGAGGTCGATGACACCGGTGTTGCTGGGGCTTACCTTAATTCCGAGACGGTGGCGATAACTATCAAGGACGACGACGGTGTAGAAGTTGCCGGGGTAGTGTGGCCCCAGACTATGGCATACGTTACTTCGTCCAACGGTGATTATGCCTACACGGCTCCTGCGGCTGCCGCACTTGAGGTAGGGCGTACACATTACGCCTTCATTGACATCGACGCCATCGACTTCCACTGCGAGTTTCCGTTCGCTCCAGTTACTCGTACCGGCGTGACGACCACCAGTTAATGGCCCCTCCGGTAATCCTGGATAGAAAGGTCGTCGCAGAGAACGACCAGTACCGCATGGAGTGGCAACTTCATGAGGACAAGACGAATGATCTAGGCTCCATCTGGAAGCCGTTCATGGTGGACTCTGAGTCCGATGCTATCCTTCATACACCTGAGTGGATGCCCCTACCTGGCTCTCAGACCGTGTTCCTGCAATGCCCTGTGTTCGAGGCGCTGTTCGAGGGGAACAGGGGGCCGGGAAAAAGTATTACCCTCCTGATGGATTTTGCCAAGGAGGTTGGCAAGGGTTACGGCAAAGCCTGGCGCGGCGTCCTGTTCCGCCGATCCTTCGGTGACCTTGAAGATATCGTTCGCAAGATCGAAGACACCTTTCCCCGGATGTTTCCAGGCTTCAAGTTCTTGAAGTCGAAATCCGAGTACGCCGCTGTGTGGCCTGGCGGTGAAACCCTGTTGCTGCGCCATCTACGTGGGCCTGATGACTACGCCGAATTCCACGGTCACGAGATTCCCTGGATCGGCTGGGAAGAGTTGACGCAGTGGGAAAACGACATCGCTTACAAGATGATGATGTCGTGCTCGCGGCCCCCTGCGCCCGGTGTCCCGTGTCGTGTAAGAGGTACAACTAATCCACACGGTGTAGGCCACAGTTGGGTCAAAAAACGTTTTAATCTCGGTGACCTGAGTACCCGTGGCCAGGTCATCAAGGTTCCAGGTGAGATGCCTCGAGTCGCAATTCGCGGCGATCTCCGAGAGAACTTCCTGCTGCTGCATTCGCAGCCGACGTACCCGATGCAGATCAAGCAGGCTGCCAGGAACAACGCACAAGCGGCGGCGTGGCTCGAAGGCGACTGGAACGTCACATCTGGTGGCATGTTCGATGACATCTGGGACTCCAATATCCATGTGATCCCCGACATCCCATACGAACAAATTCCTCACGGCTGGATACTAAGTCGTGGGTATGACCATGGCCGCGCACACCCGTTCGCCTATCAACTGTGGGCCGAGTCAAATGGGGAACCGCTGCAACTGAAGGATGGTCGCATCGTTGGTAATGTTCGCGGCGATAAAATCCTTCTGATGGAGTGGTACGGCACCAACGGCAATGTCAATGAAGGCCTGAACATGTCAGCGCGTCGGATCGCCCAAGGTATCCTTGACCGCGAATCTGATTACGGCGTGACAGGTAGGGTGTATCCAGGCCCCGCTGATACGGAAATATGGACCATGGATAACCGTGGTACCGGGCGATGCCCTGCTAATGACATGGAAGATGTCGGTGTATATTGGGAGCGTGCGGATAAAGCATCAGGTTCTCGGAAGGCGGGTTTTGAAGTAGTTCGAAACTACATAGAGGGCGCAATCCCTGACGAGACAGGGTTCAGGGAGACATCTGGCTTGTTCGTTTGCTCAGGGTGCCGGTACTGGTTAGAACTGTGCCCTACTGTTCCACGTGATAAAGATGATCCGGACGAAATTCCCAAGGGGTATGAAGATCATCAGTTGGATTGCACCCGCTATGTCCTCACGTATGACTTGCCACGGATGTGGAGGAAGTCAGGATTTTAGGTACCGTAGACTTATTGCTATCAACTCTATATTCTTGAAACGCAGCATTATTCAGGTAGCGTCCAGTGGCCCATAAAGAAGATGATCCTAATGATCCTTCCGTCCGAAGCGAAGCATACAAGTTCATGCTGCCGCGTTGGATGCAGATCAACGATTTGCTTGGCGGTACTCGCGCCATGCGTGAAGCCGGGTCAAAGCATCTTCCACGACACAGTCACGAGGCTGAGGACAGCTATCAGGAGCGCCTGAGTACAGCGACCCTGTACAATATGACCAAGATCACCTTGGCGACATGGGTGGGTAAGCCGTTTTCCGATAAGGTCGGATTGAATCCCGATGTTCCTCCGCAGGTCAGGACCCTGTTGGACGACGTGGACCTGTGCGGCAACAATGTCGATGTGTTTGCTCGGGACTGGTTCTCGGACGCCATGGCTAAGGGTTTTTCACACGCCATGGTCGACTTCCCGGCTATGGAAGAGGACAAGAAGACTCGAACCAAGGCCGACGATCTGGATGAGAATCGGCGTCCGTACTGGCTTCACGTGAAGCCCGAGAATCTTATCTCGGCATTTTCCGAGGTGGTCAACGGCAAAGAAACTCTGACTCAGGTTCGAATTCACCAGGTAATCACGGAGCGTATAGGGTTCATCGAACGATTCACTCAGGAAATAAAGGTGATAGAGCCTGGTGTCTGGTATACCTACAGGTTGAAGAAAGACAAGAACCGCAAGGAAGTCTGGACGAAGGTTGCTGAGGGTACCTATGACCTAGACTTCATTCCTCTCGTTACCTTCTATGCCCATCGTACCGGCTTCATGCTGGCTGATCCACCGCTTGAGGACCTGGGATACCTGAACATCCGTCACTGGCAATCCACGGCTGATCAGGTAAACATCCTTACGGTTGCTCGCTTTCCGATGCTGGCGGTTGCCGGTGGTACCGATTTTGACGGCGAGACCATGGCTATCGGTCCCCGCCAACTGTTGGGTACAAAGAATGAGAACGGTAAATTCTACTATGTTGAGCATAGCGGAAAGGCCATTGCGTCAGGTTTGGCCGACCTGAAGGACATCGAGGAACTGATGGCAGCCTACGGTGCTGAGTTCCTGAAGAAGAAACCAACAAATCAGACAGCTACGGCGCGCACCCTGGATTCGGCTGAGGCGATGTCACCGCTGCAGGATGCTGTTATCCGGTTCAACGACGCCATGAACATGATACTATACATCACGGCGCAGTGGATGGGCCTGGAGTCCGGGGGCACCGTTCTGATCCGCACGGATTGGGATGACGAGGACCTGGATGTTACTTTGCGCGCCTTGAACGACATGCGTGAGCGCGGTGATCTCAGTCTCGAAGATTTCTCCAACGAACTGATTCGCCGGAAGATTCTCCGCGAGGATTTCAGCATTGAAGAGAATGTATCCAGGATCAGCCGCGAGCTGGCTCTGCCTACTGAGGTGGCATTGAAACTCAAGCAGATGATCGCTGACACTCTCAAGGTGGCAGAGGAAACCAAGCATGTCGGTGATCCTACTGCTCCCGTAAAAGTACCGGTGGCCGCGTAACAATGGCTAAGGACGCGGACATTTTCAAGCGGCATCCTACCGGTATGGAACTTCTCCGTGCCGAGCAGAGACTGTCGGTAGATCGGAAAAAGAAGCTGATTCTGAAGATGGTTGCGCAGACAGGGTCGCCGATCATTGCGTGCCAGCGTCTCGGCATCAATACGCACAACTTCTACAACTACAAGAAAGACGACCCGGACTTCGCTCAAGCCGTGGCTGATGTCATGGAAGAAGTTGGAGACATGCTGGAAGCCGTCGCACTGGATCGCGCCGTTAACGGGGTAGCGGAGCCTGTATTCTATAAAGGTGAGCAGGTCAGCACGGTCACCAAGTACAGTGACAAACTTCTGGAGACGCTGTTGAAAGCCGCCAAACCTGAGAAGTATCGTGAGAATGTCAATATCTCTGGCGGGGCGGGTACCAAGACGGGCGTTGTTCTCATCCCTGTAGTTGCGGTTTCTATGGAGGATTGGGAGAAATCAGCCCTAGATGTCCACAAGAAACAGCAGTTGATGAAATACGAAGAAGATAGTGGTATAGTAGACGCTGAATTTACGGAGGTGACTCCGTCAAAGACATTGGGAAGAGGTTGATATGGTTGGTCAGTTTAAACCCGCTTGGGGAAAGAAATTGGTTCGCCTGATGCAGAACGGCTGGACACTGGATAACGCACTGAAGGCGTGCAATGTTGGCAAGGACAAGTACAATTACCAGGTACAGGCAGATGAACAGTTCCGAATGGACTGTGAACAGGCGATTGATTCGCGCTACGCCGCTGGCCCCACCTGTCGATTCGGGTGAGCCTAGACAAGTCTTTTACTAACAGCGTATTGTAACGCTAACAACAGCAGTGTTAGTAACACTCCTATAAGGATCAGATGATGAAGTTCGATTTTCCCGAAACCGTCGCGGACGGCTCGACTATTCCTGAAGAGTACAAAGGCCTCTACACTGAGGCTAATGGCTCGTTCACACTCTCCGAGAATGTGCGCGGTCTGGCAAAGGCCTATGTCAGTACTGATACGGCCCTTGAGCGCGCTCGTGCCGACAAGACCACCGCCAGTAACGAGTCCGCCCAGCGCCGTCAGGCTCTGAAGGCCTTCGAGGATGCAGCGGCTGAACTCGGTATCGACCCCGGTGACGACCTTGTCACGGCCTACAAAACCCACTTCAGTGATCTCGCCGACCAGGTTAAAGGCGGTAAGGACATGAAGGTTAACCTTGACAAGATCAGGGAAGACCATCAGAAGGCGCTGGCCGAGGCCATCGGCAACAAGGACAAGGAAGTCAATATGATGCAGGGTACGCTTGAGCGCTACCTTGTAGACCGGGAAGCTGAGGAAGCGTTGAAGCAGGCGAAGGCCCGCAGCCTTGTGGTGATGCTCCCTCATGTGAAGCAGCACGTTAAGGTCGTCCGTGAAGGTGACGAGTACATCGCCCGCGTTGTTGACGCCCAGGGCGACTTCCGCTCGAACGGTAAGGGCGGCTTCATGGGGATCGGTGATCTCGTCACTGAACTGAAAGCCAACGCCGACTTCGCGCCGAACTTCGAAAGCGAGTCTCCCGGTGGCACCGGTACCAAACCGGGAACCACGAACCGGACACCGCCGAAGCAGGGTGACGACCGCAACGCCGTAGACAAGATTGCCGCTGGTCTTGCGGGCCGCAAATAACGGTTGACTCCGGGTGCAGGGTTAGCGATACTGCACTCAGACCACAGCATCCGTGTAGTAGGCAGATCACCCCTAACGGGGACGCGCATAAGCCGAAACGGCAAAAGGTCTAGAGACGGAGGGGTCGGCGGGACTGCAAGTCGGCACCTTCACCTGAATACGAGAAGGGTACCAAGTGAAAAGGGATCACAGTGAGTGTGGTCGGCGCTTGGTACCCTTCTTCCTTCGTCAGCGAGTAGGGCAGTCTGGTAGCCCGTCAGGCTCATAATCTGAAGGTCGTTGGTTCAAATCCAACCTCGCTCACCAAGGAAGAATGCCCACTTAGCCCAACGGTAGAGGCAGCGGTGTTAAGCTCCGTCAAGTGTCCGTTCGAATCGGACAGTGGTAGAGCAGTCGCCTTGTAAGCGTCAGGTCGCAGGTTCAAGTCCTTGCATTCGGCACCAGATCGATTAGGTTCTGAAAGCCTCTTTCGGAGAAATCAGAGGCTCACTGTGCATCAGCCTGGAAACGCCAGTATCCTTATCGGGTGCTGGCGTTTTCTCTTGCCCAGCGGACATCATCGATCCCAACCCTGGCCCTGTCACGCACTGCGTTAAAGGAAGGCCCGGAGTACATCTGGAGCACCCTCCGGTAGACTTGGTCAGCCAGTTCTGGACAGTGCGCCACCATGGCGTCAGCCAACCTCAAGGTAAGGTCGGAGTGCCACATCCCGTACTGCTCCGCGACATTATGCGTTTGCGGACCCAGGTTTATCCGAGACCACCAGTAATTCAGCGGGTCTTCCAGCGAATCGATTCGGGTGCCTAGCGTATGAAGCGTCGGGTCCTGACAGGTTGTTGACCTTGCCTGCCAGTGCTGGATGTCTGTCACTGTCTGCTCGTAAACGGCGTGGTCCACCTCTATAGCGGCAAACCTTCCGTCCGTGTCCCTGGGCGTAAACAGCAGGCCTAGAATAAGACTGGCTGCTCCGATCATGGTAAACCTCGCTTTCCCTTAATCGTCATTTTGTAAACTAACCTGGCCGAGTACTTTACACTAATCCCGTACCCTTGACAAAATCTTTATGAATTCACTACTATACGCAAATAACGGCGTAGTGATTCGCATAGGCGTGATGCCAAACGAATAATTACGAGGATGAAAGACCCTCTCTGGGTGATCCAGGCGGGCCGAAATGAAGGCGACGAGATGTCGCGCCTCTTGCCGGTTCTTCTGTGTTTTGACCCAAATCCTTTTGAGAGGGTATTACAATGGCTTCTGTTACTCTTGCTGAATCGGCCAAGTTGTCCCAGGATGACCTGGTTGCTGGCGTCATCGAGAACGTCATCACCGTCAATCCTTTTTTCGATATTCTGCCGTTCGATGGTATCGAGGGTAATGCCCTTGCTTACGACCGTGAGAACGTGCTGGGCGACGTGGACGTTGAAGGCGTAGGCGACACCATCGGTGCGACTGCTGCGGCGACCTTCACCCAGGTTACGTCGAGCCTGACCACGATCATCGGTACTGCCGAAGTGAACGGCCTGATCCAGGCGACTCGCTCGGACATCAACAACCAGACTGCGATCCAGGTTGCTTCGAAGGCGAAGTCGGCTGGCCGCAAGTACCAGGACATGCTGATCAACGGTACGGGTGCTTCGAACCAGTTCAATGGCATGATCAATCTGTGCGTTGCCGGTCAGACTGTTGCGACCGCGACCAATGGTGAGAATCTGTCGTTCGCTCGCATGGACGAAGTTTCCGATACGGTCACCGACAAGGATGGCCAGGTCGATTACTGGACCATGCACGCCCGTACCATCCGTTCGTTCAAGGCGCTGCTGCGCGCTCTGGGCGGTGCGTCGATTGGTGACGTGGTTCGCCTGCCTTCCGGTGTTGAGGTTCCGGCCTACTCTGGCGTCCCGATCTTCCGCAATGACTGGATTCCGATCACCCAGACACAGGCGGGTTCCGGCGCGGTCTGCACCACGATCTTCGCGGGTACTCTGGACGACGGTTCGCGCCAGCATGGTCTGGCTGGTCTGACCGCCGCGATGGACGCCGGTATCAGTGTGAACGATGTTGGTTGGGCCGAGAGCAAGGACGAGCACATCTACCATGTCAAGTGGTACTGTGGCCTCGCGCTGTTCTCGGAAAAGGGCATCGCCTGTGCTCCGGGCATCCTGAACTAATCAGGTCTATGAGAGGGGGCTTTAACCGGCCTCCTCTTTCCTTTTCCAGGAGAAACTAGATGCCTGCTTATCGCGTAGAAATCCCCGAGTCGGCCCGCCATATGTCCATCGGTGGTGCGAACGGAGTTATTGTGTTCGCCGCTGACGCTACGGACGCCAAGGCCGCTGCCAAGGCCATACATCCCAACGATCCTGCGGCGATGTGGACCGCCGCGACCGCTACTGAAATTGTTGAAGATACCGACTATGCGGACTTTGACCTGCATATTGTGATCCAGGATTCCGACCCTGTAGTGGACATCGCTGTGCAGAGTGACGGTGCTCTGGGTGTCAGTGCGGCTGTCGTCTCTGGTGGTGGTACCGGGTATACGGTAAATGATGTGGTCACAGTAACAGGTGGCACAGCTACTCGTGCCGCGACCCTGCGTATTCTGACCGTCAATACCGGTGTAGCCCTGACTGCGGAAGTAATTGATCCGGGTGTCTACTCCGTCATGCCCTCCAATCCTGTAGCGGTCACAGGCGACGGTAACGATGACGCTACGTTCACCCTGACTGCGGCTGCCAATAACTTCAGTTCACTCCTGGCGGCTGCTGTGGGTTCGCTGAACGCCGAGTCGATCATTGCCGGTGCTGCTCTGGACATGGGCGATGGTTCTGCTCCTAAGCTGACCATTGCTGACGGCGCTGGTGGTGACGATCTTGGTGACAAGGTTGTTACCGTCGAAATCCGGCGCGTAAACGGTGATGACAAGACGGCTATTCCTAGCCTGGTAGGCACTGTCACGGATGAGGGTGCGGCTACCGATGTTCTGTCCGTCACTTTCGATGCTACCCCGATTGCTGCCAACCCTATTCGTGCCTACAAGATTGTCGAGTAAGAAGTAATTTCAGCATTTGAGATAGGGTGAGAGGGCGACTTCTCACCCTTTCCTTTGCCGGGGTTACCTAATACAGGTTCCCCGGAGTATGATTACCTCAACAAAATCAAGGATGGTGTCAAGAGATGGCTGCTCCGAAGACTTATAAACTGATTCTTACTGGCTGGTACACTGGCAAGAACGCCAAGTTGAACGGCTACGACTTCATCAACGGTGCGTGCACGCTGATTGGTACCTCTGAGGGTATCCAAGGTGCGGTGACGTATTTCGGCAAGACTTACCAGGCTTTCCTGGAAGGCTCCGATGAACTGGCGGTAGCGCAGGCGCGTGATGCCGCTAACAAGGCAGGAAACAATGGCAAGCGTGATCTTTCGGAAGGACCCGGAGACGGGGTCGTACAAGGCGAGGTTCAGCCGGATGGGCGAGGGCCTACCGAGACTCCCGCAGAAATCGACTCAGGAGATGACGACGTTGAGGGAGGGGATACCGTGGATATTCCCGCAGGGGACGGACACGAGGACACCGGGGTACCAGGGCCGCAGGAGAGTGGGCCGCATGGTGGACAGACGGACACGCTGAGTGGGTCCGACCACAAGTTGCAGCAGGTTATCTATAGTCTCGATGCGGATGAGGATGACCACTGGACCGCGCTAGGCCTGCCGAAAATGGCCGTGATTGAACTCGCTATGGGTTCTACAGGCTTTACCCGTAAAGACATCGAACGGTGTGCTCCGGGTTACGACCGTGACGCTGCCAGAGAGATCAAAGACCTTTCATAACGGGGTTACATGAACTCATAGTGTTCGTGTAGTCTACGATCATTATACCGGCTGCCTATACAGGAGATATTCATGGCTGAAGCGGTTTGGATGGCCTACAAGACTACGGGTGCTCAGGGTGGTCAGTCGTATATCGATGACATCCTTATGGTGCTTGTCAATGCGGATGACGCCCAGACGGAGGCTCAGGTGAAGACCACGGCTGATGGTCTACTGGAGACTGCCGGGTATGATCTTCCGAACACGTACTTCGACTCGGCGGTGATTATCAGCGACCTGACTGCTGGCCCGCTGAAGGACGCTGGCGATCACTACATCGTCCGTCCGCGCAGCATCGTGAAGGTCGAAGGCGCTTAATAGCGTCCTCTGAGGGTGGCCGAGAGGGGCGGGGCTGAGACATGCCTTCGCCCCTCATTTCTTTGAGGTGATGTCGTGACTCTTATTGTAGAAGATGGAACGGGGCTGACGACGGCGAACGGGTACATCGCCGCGTCGTATTTCACGACCCACTTCACAGATCGTGGGATCGATGTGTCGGCGTATAATACCGCTGCTGTCGAGGCGGCTATCGTCCGCGCCACAGACTATGTGGATAAAAGATTCGGCCCGAAGTTTCGTGGTTTCCGGAAGACCCGTCTACAGGCGCTGGAATGGCCGCGACTCGATGCCTTCGACAACGATGACTACCTGTACTATTCGGAAGACGCCGTACCGCGTCCGCTGGAGAAGGCTGTCGCTGAGTACGCCCTTCTTGCGGCGCAGTTGACCAATCTTCTCCCGACCCCCGCCCGCCCATTCCCGGTCCTTGACCCCGTGACCGGGACAGTGACTTCCTCCGCGTCTGGTGCCCTGGACTTCGAGTCCAAGAAGGTTGGGCCTATCGAGGTCAAGAAGTCCTACGTGGACATGTCCCAGATATCCAACACCTACAAACCGCAGGGGTCATCCGTCACGTCGTCGTTCAACCTGCCAGAGTATCCAGTAGCGGATGAGTGGATTCGTGAACTGATCAGAACCGGCTCCACCAAGCTTGCGAGGGCCTAGTGGCGTTCGACTATACCGATCTTGCGGCCACGGCAAAGGAACTGATCGAGGACTTCGGCAGGACGATCACGATTCGCAAACTGGATACTGCTCCCACGGATGTGACGAAACCTTGGCGTGGACAGGGGACTGCGCACACTTCCATCACGCCTATCGGTGTCGTCCTGGATTATGACGCTAAAGACATTGATGGTGAGATCATCCGGGCGCGGGATAAAAGGGCCTATATCGCCGCAACTTCTGCGGTGGTTAGCGGGAATGACTTGTCTACATTCGATGAAGTCGTAGACGATTCGATCACTTACCGAATCATCAAGGCAGAGCGCCTGAAACCAGGCAGCACTGATCTTCTGTACACACTGCAACTTCGAACGATGGGGACCTGATATGCCCATCACTTCTACCACTGAAGCGCGTGATGCAATCCTCACATTGTTCAAGACAGGTTGGGATGCCCAGGGAGGCTCTGTGCCTGTCGTTGTATACGATGATGACCCCGTGCCCGATCCCAATCTGTCATCCGAATGGATCAGGGTAATGGTCCAGCACATGGACGGTGAGCAGGCGACCATGGGGAGTGTCGGGAATCGCAAGTTCTCGCGCTACGGCCAGGTATTCATGGCTATTCATACGAAGGTTGGAACAGGCCGAGTCCGTGCCGATGTTCTTGCTGAGGTAGCTAACAATATTTTCGAAGGTGCGGCCACTGGACTTGATGATGTTTGGTTCAGGAATGTCCGTATTCGTGAAGGCGGTAAGGACGGTATTTACGCCATCACCAATGTGATCGCAGACTTCGAATACGACAGACACCGATAGTCCCACGGGGGTTACGAAGTCTGGTTTTAATATTGTAAAGTATTTTATCCGCTAGATACGAGGAAGTTATTTCCATGGCTGCTGTTCTTAAAATTGATTCGAACGTAACTGGTGGGCGATACGCCGAGGAGACCTCTATTGGTACTCTTCCTGGTTCGCCCGTTTGGTATCCGATTGAGCCTAACAGCTATGACAACTTCGGTGGCAGCTATAGCACTGTAGCGCGAAACCCTATCAATCAGTCACGCCAGAATCAGAAGGGCGTTCTGGTTGATCTTGATTCGAGCGGCGGCTTCAACACCGATGTGACCCACACCAACCTGCTTCGTCTTTTGCAGGGCTTCTTCTTCGCGGATATTCGTGAGCCTTTCGACACTTCTTCCTACGCTGCTACGGCTCTTACCGATGTCGCCGTGGATGGTACTGCCAATGACTACACGGCAGCGGCGCTGGGTATCTCCAGTAATGTGTTCGCCGGTTCTCTGCTGTATGCTTCGGGCGCTTCGACTGCCGCGAACAATGGCCTGAAGGTGGTTGATGGCACGACTGCGGATACTGCGATCAGTGTGACTGACACTGGCCTGGTGACCGAAGCTGCTAATGGTGCTCTCCGTATCCAGGTTGTTGGGTTCCAGTTTGAGACTGCGGACCTGACAGTCAATGCGACTGTGTCTGACCTTCCGGCGCTTGAGCAGGTGCTTGCAGCGGCTACCAGCGACCTGACAATGTCTGTTGGCGCGGCTGCTGACGGTGAGACGGTTACTATTGGAAGCCGTGTTTATACGTTCAAGGACCCCTTTGTTGACGCTGCGAACAATGTCTACTCCGGTGCAGACCAGTCGGCGTCAGCTACCAACCTTATCGCCGCGATCAATGGGGCCGCAGGCGCTGGCACTCTGTACGGTACCGGCACTGTAGCCCATGCCGACGTAAGCGCGGCTACGGGCGGTGCTGGTGTTGTGACCGCGACAGCACGTGTCGGTGGTGATCCTGGCAACCTGATTGCTATCGCCGAGACCATGTCAAACGGCGTGTGGTCTCCGACTGGCTTCCTTGCCGGTGGCGGGGGTGGTACGTCCTTCATCTCCATGGGTTTGATCCCCGGTCAGTTCATTTACATCGGCGGTGATACGGCAGCCACTCTGTTCGCTACCGCCGCGAACAATGGTTGGGCGCGTGTTCATGCCGTGGCGCATGATGTCCTTACTCTGGACAAGACCACTGGTACTATGGTTGACGACACCGGTACCGGCAAGACCATCCAGATTTTCTTCGGAAAGGTGCTGAAGAATGAGTCTGATTCAGACCTGATCGTTCGCCGTACCTATAACTTCGAGCGTACCCTTGGTGCCCCGGATAGCGCCCTTCCGACTGAAGTGCAGGCCGAGTATCTGACGGGTGCGGTGGCCAATGAACTGACTCTGAATTTCAGCCAGGCTGACAAGATCACGGCTGATATCTCGTTCATGGCGACTGACTATGAGACCCGTACCGGTGCTGTCGGTGTGAAGTCTGGTACTCGTCCCGCCATCGTCTCCGAGGATGCGTACAACACTTCGAACGACTTTGCGCGCCTCAAGATGACGCTGCTGAACCCGACCGACTCGAACCCGTCCGCGCTGTTCGCCTACGTGACCGACTTCTCGATTGGCATCAACAACAATGCCTCTCCGAACAAGGCCATCTCGGTTCTCGGTGCGTTCGATGTCAGCGTTGGTAACTTCGTGGTTGAAGGTAACACCGAAGCGTATTTCTCGACCGTAGAAGCCACGGCTGCGATCCGCAACAACAGCGACGTGACCATGGATTGGGTCCTGGTAAAGGCCAACAAGGGTATGTTCTTCGACGTGCCTCTGATCACTCTCGGTGAAGGTCGTCTGAACGTCGAGCAGGATAACCCGATCAAACTGCCGCTGTCCCTGATGGCTGCCGCCGATCTGACCTTTGACCACACAATGATGTGTGGATCGTATAGCTACCTACCAGATGTAGCAGACCCGTCGTAAGACTATATAAGAAGGAGAAAGACAATGCATTATCGCGATGGTCGCGAGGCCAAAAACGGTGACAAAATTGTGAAGTTGGAGGGCGGAAAGATCGTTGCTTTTGGCGTGCTCCACAGCGCAACACCGGGTAATGACTACTGCAACGGAAACATTGCAGTCATTCAAACGCAGAACGACTACGCATGCATGGTAGACTGTCTGCATATTGATACCGTAGAAGATATGCTTGCCTCCACCCATCTCGATACTCGTCCGGTGGGTAGGTAGCAGACCCGTCGTAAGACGATTTGATTTGCAAGAATTAGCGAGGGGCGTAAAGCCCCCGCATTTTACCGGAGACTAAGATGACGAAGACTGTTTCTGTCGCTGATGAAGACGGCCTGGACGATTTTGCGGGCCTGTTCAATACCTACGAGACTGACCCGGCTGCGGAGAAGGGTGGTATTACTCTCCGCTTCGAAGATATTGACCTTGTGATTGCTCGTGCTGGTGGTGCGAACCGCCGTTACGAGAAGACCCTTGAGGCAAAGTTTCGTCCCTACCGCCGCCAGATCGATACCGGCACCATCGACCCTGAAGTGATGATGGGTATCCTGCGCGAGGTGTTCGCGGATACCGTCGTGCTGGGTTGGAAGCGTCCTGATGACCGTTCTGACTTGGCTCCCCTGCCTCCGTACAGCCGTGAGAAGTGCATCGCGCTGTTCAAGCGCCTGCCTGACCTGTTCAAGGAAGTGCAGGAGCAGTCTGCCCGCATGGCGAATTACCGTGCCGCGCAGTTGAAGGAAGACGCAAAAAACTAGTTGCGGTCCTGCTCTACGATCTGGAGCAGGGTGACAACGAAGAAAAGATCATTCAGCAGGCGCGTCAGAACAAGACGCCTCTGCCTGACAAGATTCTGAATGCACCTGTCCTGCTTCCGGGACTGGCGTTGTACTACCAGGCATTCATAGAACTCTCGACTTGCAGGAGTACGGGTTTCGGCATCGGGCCGATTCCTGTACCTGCGATTCGCCAGTATGGACGAGAGGAATATTCGTTCAAAGGCGAGGAACTGGAAGGGTTCGTTACCCTAGTAAAAGAACTGGACGTAGCGTATCTTAAACAGAGGAATTCTAGTACACCAAGAAAATAGCAGGCTTATGGCGCGGCCCTTTAGTGATCTTCCGAAAGTTATTAACGGGTTGGGTACGGCACTTGGTCAGGCTGTCAACGAAGTGATTCCGACTACTGCCCTGCGCCTGCACTCCGATCTTGTGGATAGTACGCCTGTTGATACAGGGCGGGCGCGTTCGAACTGGCGCGTGTCCTTTAACACTCCCGACCATTGGGTCATCGATCCCTATTATGAGGGGTACAAGTTGGGTCGCGGTGAGACTCGCAATGCCGCGCCTACCAAGGCACTCGCCAAAGCTGTCATCCAGAATATCCGAGGGAATAACGGTGCCTTCCCCAAGAATTTCAAAGTCTACATCTATAACAACGTAGATTACCTGGGCCTGCTGAATAACACCAGCCATTCGATGCAGAACGTCCCCGGATGGGTGCAGCGCGATATCGCCCACAATGTTCACAAGATGGCCTTCCGCCTGGTTGAGCGGTTCAAGGCGCGGATCAGGAGTCTGTAATGGCAACTGAACGCTTTGAAATTGTCATCGATGTCCGAGGCCTTAATCAGGCCAACCAGCAGTTCCGTCAGTTTGGGCAGCAGACCAAGCAGGCACAGCGCCATGTCCAGGAGTTTCAGAGTACCCTTCGGTTCCTGCGGGCGTCCCTTGTAGCGTTCGCATCGGTCAAGATCGCCAGCAGTTTTCTGGAGTTCGCTGACTCTCTGACCGCCGTGCGTAACCGCCTTTCTCAGGTAACGGTAACTACAGGCGGTGTAAATGAGAAACAGAAACAGCTATTCGACATTGCGAGGCGGTCCAGGTCTGCACTCGAATCAGTTGCAATTCTTTATACCAGAATGGCGTTGTCTGCAGATAACCTGACTCAGTCACAGGCAGAACTTCTGAAGTTCACTGAGTTGACGACGAAAGCTACAGCAGCGTCGGGTGCGACTGCATCTGAAGCTAGGAACGGTTTGATCCAGTTGGCCCAGGGCATCGCGTCCAACCGTCTCGGGGGCGACGAACTGCGGTCTGTGTTGGAAAACCTGACGGGCGTGTCCCTGGCGTTGGCATCAGGTCTCGGTGTTACCAGAGGTGAACTTCGTAAACTCGCAGAGCAGGGTGGCCTGACTTCTGACGTGATTGTGAAGGCGATCCTGTCTCAGGAAGAGATGATCGAGAAGTTGTTCGCCAAGACAACGCCAACGGTCGGTCAAGCGTTCGAGGTACTGCAGAACAGCGTCATTCAGTCTCTCGGTGCGTTTGACAGCGCCACGGGTGCTTTGCGCGGTATGGCGGGCGCAATCCTGTTTATCGCTGACAACATGAATGCTTTGGTCAGCGTAATCATATTCTTCGCGGCCCGGATGCTGATCGTGGCGAAGAACTCACATTTCGTTGCTATGGCTCTTGCGTCGATCCGTACAGCGGCTGCAGGTGCGACGGGCGGGTTCGCTGCTCTATCGGCCACGTTCGTTGCAACCCGCGCAACCTCTGGGCTACTCGCGGCTTCACTGGTCACCTTGAGGACGGTTGTACGCTCCCTGTTCGGTCCAGTGGGTATCGCTCTGGCGATCTTCGGCTTGATGGAGTTTCAGGGCGGGGCTACCGATGCTGAGAAGGCCATCGAGAAGCTGGCCGAGCAGATGGACTCACTCAAGAAGAATTTTGACATCACTACTAAAAGTGTTGTCGGGTTTAATGATGAAACTCGTAAGCAGGCAGTAACAGACCTAAGCAAGCAGATCGCCACTCTTACCCAGAACTTGGCGGACCTACGCTCCGAAAACTCGAATAGTACCGCTGTGCTAGGAGGTCTGGACCTTCTAGGTATTTCGTCTTTTGCGACTCAAGTCCAGAAGATGGAAAACGAGATTACTAAGGGGATCACCGGTGCCCTGTTCAGTGACGTTGACGCTGGTGCGTTCGGACAGGCGGGTGACATCACCAGGCAGTTTAAGGAAGGGGCACTGTCGGCCACTGATTTGATTGAAAAGTTGGAGGAGGTGGCAAACCAGGCGAGTGGTCCTACGAGAGACGCTATGCTTCGCCTTACAGTGTCGTTCGAGGGCCTGTTGCAACCACAGTTGCAGGCGGAGAAGGGCCTTCGTGATGCTGCCTTCCAGATGAAAGTTCTGACTGGCGCAGCGACTGAGGCTGACTACGCTTTGGCTGGTTTCATCAATACCGCCAAGAATATGTCAGATACCGAAATTCTAGCGTCTCTGAATAAAACTGATCCTCTGATGAAGGCGCGAACTACTCAGGCGACGGAGAACCCTATTCTTCAGTCGGCTGTGGATAGAGGCCTGCTTCCCGCCGCTTATGGCAGGGCGCAGATGGCTCAGAACGACTCGGCGGTAGAGAGACTCGCTGACCCTGGCGGGTTCAAGGTCAAGCAGGAAACGGAACAACTTGAAGCTATGCGGGCGTCTACTCCGGCGGCCAAGGCGTTGCTGGACATCCAGCGTATGGGCCTGCCCCTCATGGAGAAGACCACTCAGGAACGCCTGAAACAGTTGACGGCTATTTACGCCCAGCAGGATGCCCTTCAGAAAGGTCGCCGCGAGGCTGAGTCCGACGCAAGCCGCATGGAGAAGCAGTACAAAAAGACTCGCGGGGCACTGACCTTTGAACTGGCATCCTTGCAAGGCATCACGGGTGAAGCCGCTGCCATTGCTCGCGCCAAGTCCAAGATTGCTGACTTCGATAGCCTCAGTGCGGGCAAGCAGAAGGAAATCCTTGGGATAGCCCTGGAGATCGACCGCCTGGAGTCCCGTCGTGCCTTGAACCCTATCGAGGGTGCCAAAGCCGAATTCCAGAAAGTTCAAGACCAGATCAGTGATCTGAGAGACTCCGGGACTATCGAAGGTCCTGAGGCGGCGAACATGCTGGCGGCTCAGACCGAGCAGTACCGCCAGGCTCTCGATCCGTTGAAGTATTTCAACGATGAAATGGATCGGGAACTTGCTCTCATGGGTTTGACCGATAGGGAGCGTCAGGTCGAGATCGCTACTCGTTCCACGTTGCTCGATCTGCAGTCCAAGGGTGTCGATATCGGAAGCCTGGAGAACGGTGTTATCCATGATCAGGTGAAGGCCACCTTGGAACGGAACAGGCACGCCGAAGAGTACAAGGACATCGTCAAAGACATTAATGGCCCCCTGGAAGAACTGGCTGAGAAGCAAAAGCTGATCAACGAGGCTATGGAGGCAGGGGCAGTTAGTTACGAGAAAGGTACTCGGGCACTGATGGACCTTCGTCTTGAGGCTCTACGGTTCAACACCGATACAGCCTCTGGATTCGAGCGCGGTTCTATCCAGGTTCTCAAAGAGTTCACCGATACCTCTCAGTTGGCAGCAGACACTGTTGTCAACGGATTTCGCCGTGCTGAGGACGCCTTGGTTCAGTTCGCTACAACCGGCAAGACGGCGGGCTTCAAGGAGATGATCAACGGTATTAACGAGGACCTGATCAGGTTGTCGGTGCGAGAGGGTATAATGAAGCCACTAGCGCAGCTATTCTTCGGAGACATGGCTGCTGACATGGTCGGTGGGAAGCCTGATGGAACCAGGTCGAACCCTATAAACGTCCGGAACGTGGACGGGGTGTCGTCAGTAAGTCCTACCGGCAGCCAAGGTCTTTTTGGTGGACTCCTATCCTCTATATTCGGAGGCGGCGGTAATCCTGAGAGTGGATTAGACGGCGTCGTAACGGCTGTCACTCAAACCCCAGAGAACGTCTCTGACGCATTTATTGTGGGAAACTCTGTAACCTCTGATGGCATCGTTAATTCTTTTGCATCAGGTACAGACGATTTCACCAATGGTTTTACTCAGGCGGGAGACAGGTTTAACTCAAATCTTGCCTTGACCCTAGCCATGGGCGGCGGTGGGAGTAGCAGTGGCGGTGGTATGAACTTCGGTGCCCTTGGGAAACTCCTTGGGCAGTCCGATGCCGTGGGAGGCATGTTCGGAGGTGGGGGATTCGGTGGTGGGTTCAGTCTTGCCGATGGTGGTGGGATGCCTTCTGGAGGATGGGACCTCTCCGGTCTGCCCGTGAACAACGACTTCAGCAGCGTGCTGGACAGTGATCTAGCTGGGTACGGGTACGCTTCAGGAGGCTCCTTTACTGTCGGTAGCCGCAATAGTGCCATGGCTCTACCCGGCATGGATAACCGTCTGGTGCAATTCCGCGCCCGTGACGGAGAGACCGTGCACGTGTCTACCCCAGGTCAAGGGCCAGGGGGCGGCGGGGGAACCTATATCACCATGAATGTTAACACCCCAGACGCGGAGAGTTTTCAAGTCAACATGCAGCAGATTATGGCTGGCATGTACGCCGAGATGAATAGGCAGAATATGAGAAATAATTAATGGCTTTCAGAGATGCCAGACTCCCGGAGAATATTGAACGCGGCGCAACAGGTGGCCCCGGATTCAGCACGACTGTGCTTGAGCGGAAATCAGGCCATGAGAACCGTAATGTGAACTGGTCTCAGACCCGCGCCAGGTACGATATTGGGTATGGCCTGATGAAGAAGGGGGCTGGTTCTACCCGCGACTTCTCGACTGTCCTTGCGTTCTTCTACGCCATGAAGGGCAAAGGCTACTCATTTCGATTCAAGGACTGGTCTGATTTTGAACTGGACCGGCAAAAGATAGGAGAGACAGACGGGGCTACCGCGACGTTCCAGGCGTACAAAAGATATTCTGCCGGGGCTTACAATCATGACAGGACCCTGACGAAGATAGTATCCGGCTCGTATAGTGTGTGGGTAGACAATGTTCTGATTACTGAAGGTGTAGGAGGCAGCCAGTTCAGTATCAACCTATTGACCGGGGTTGTTACCCTTGGCGGGACTTTAGCGGCTCAGACTGGCACAGACATTGATTTCGAATGCGAGTTCGATACACCAGTTCGGTTTGATATCGATGACTTCAAAGTAGCCATGACGACCTACGAGGCTGGCTCCATTCCGACGATTCCCCTGATTGAAGTAAAAGTTGATTAATGAAGACTATTTCAGCCAACATGAGGACTCATCTGGACCAGACTACTACGACTCTGGCCACCTGTTGGTATATGCTACGTACGGATGGACAGGAGTTCTTTTTTACAGACCACGATACGGATATCGTGTTTGGAGGTGATACCTACTTGTCTGCAATAGGGTACTCGCCGTCTAGTATTTCTAATAGTAGCGATCTCAGCGTGGACAACCTTAACGTCGAGGGTTTCATTGATTCATCGGTGATTCTTCTCGAAGACCTGATAGCGGGCCTGTTCAACTACGCTGAGTACCGAATCTTCATGGTTAACTACGAAGACCCTGATGGTACTGGTCAGATCAAGTTGAAGCGTGGACGGCTGGGCGAGACACAGTACACGACTGACAACACATTCACCGTTGAACTTCGCAGCCTTACCCAGAACCTCGCTCAAAGCATCGTCAATCAGTATAGCCCCGACTGCCAGGCTGATCTTGGTGACACAAAATGTGGGTTTCCCATCGACCCCACCTTGCGTGCGAACAGCACCGCGCTGACACTCGGAGAATACATAAAGGTTCCCACTGGTGTCGGTCTTGGATACGCTGCCTATGAAAATCGTATTTATGAAGTGACGACCGCAGGTACTACGGCAGGATCGCAACCAACCTACGACGAGACGATAGGTAACACCACTACAGATGGCACAGCCGTCCTCACGGCCCGTGATGCATTTACGCGCCATGCTGTTGTAGCCACCGTGACCGACCGCAAGAACTTCACACTTACTGTCGATGAGGCCAGAGCAGTCGATGGTTGGTTCGACCTTGGCGTTATCGTATGGGAATCCGGGGACAATACAGGTCGCACCTGCGAAGTAAAATCATGGGTGGATGCTACGAATCTGGCCACACTATATCTGTCGTTGCCGTATGCCGTGCAAGTCGGTGATCGCCTTCGCATTTACCCTGGATGCAATAAGTCCGGGCATATGACCACGGGTCACTGCGCCAACAAGTTCTTCATCACTGACTCGCTGAAGTTCCCCGCCACTCGCGGCAATATATGGAACTTTCGTGGCCATAACAAAATCCCAGGCCCGTCCATTGTCGGTCAAACCCCAGCGGTTCAGGGATAATGGTAACTCGGGCTGATATCGTAGCAGAGGCGTTGACCTGGGAAGGGACTCCGTTTCGGCATCAAGGACGCTCCCGATCAGGAGTCGACTGTGTCGGCTTGGGCATCTGTGTGGGTCGGTCGCTAGGCTTGCTCGGCGATTACGACATTCTGAACTACCGCAGGAACGCTGATGGCGCTGATCTCATGCGCGAGTTCAAAAGCCAGATGGGCCGGAAGAAACCGATCAATCAGGCCATGCCTGGTGACACCTTTCTGTTCCGAGATGGGCAGTTCGTCATCCATGTTGGTATCGTACTAGCGGTTTCCCCACGGCTTGAGATTATCCACGCATACGCCTTGAACCGTAAGGTTATTCGGTGTTTTCCCGATTTGACAAGGGACAACCAGGGCCTGCTTTCAGACCGCATCCAGTACTGCTTCGAGTATCCAGGGATGTCCGATGGGTAAGTCTATTGGACGGATGCTCTTTACGTCGGTGGGTAGGTGGGCGTTTGGCCCGCTCGGTGGGGTTGCCTTCGGCGCACTGGGTAACTCCCTTTTCCCGACAACTCTTCCTGAAAAGATCGGTCCCCGCCTTACCGATCTCATGGCCACGTCTTCAACCGAAGGTGCCCCACGTATGCGTGGGTTTGGCACAGTGAGGATGGCTGGCAATGTTCTATGGGCACCCGGTCTTACTGAGATAAAAACTACTGAAAAATTAGGCGGCAAGGGCGGGGTGTTCCAGCCTACTACTGCTACGAGTCAAAAAGTCACGACGTACAACTACTATTCAGACCTGGCTATTGGTTTTGGCGAAGGACTGGCTGAAGATGTCCTGCGTATATGGATAGATGAGAAACTGGTCTACGACAAGACTGGTAGCGGTGATGTCATCGCCATCGATGGCCTGACGTTCAGGTTCTATACCGGCGCTGAGGACCAGGAACCCGACCCGCTTATTGTCTCCCGTGAGAATGTCAAGGACACGTCTGCCTATCGGGGGGAGTGCTATATCGTGTTCGAGCAGCTTCCCGTGCTGGAGTTTGGTAACCGCCCGACACCTAACATCAACGCTGAGATCGTCTGGTCAGGTGCGGTCGCTAACCCATCGGTAGACACTGTAAGCGCCCTGGTAGGTGGTATATCCGCAGGCATCGCTGTCCAGCAGATCAGGGACTGGACTAGAGAGTATGCCTACGAGTTCAGCGTCAGTACCCCCGCGATTCGCCGGATCAATACCCGAGACCTGGTAGAGGATCGCCAGGCTCTGTTCTCAGATATAATGGCGGGGTCTTCGTGGCCCACTAATTACCCCGCGTACGGGGGTGCTGTGACCCCCGGTGGCAAACTGATAATGTCTGTTGCGTCGTATAACGACACGCCGATGATCCTGATTGACCCGGTGACGATGACGAGGTTGTCGATATGGGGTCAGCAGGATATCGCAGGGGATTGGACGCCTGTACGTGCCCCTCCTATCACAAAGTGGGCGTCCGTCCTCATATTGTACACATCGGTCGAGGTCGAGCGCAACGAGTACATGGTAGGTTCCGGGTTCTTCGCGGACGGCCACTGCGTTGTTGTCCGAGTCGATCAGGCCCCCGAGGTTTTAGGTACCCCTAACACGATAGGGTATGTATGGGATAGTCAGACGTACCTGGGTGCTGGGGGCCTGGGTATCGGTGCACGCATATTCCCTGTCACGCTGTACGCAAGTCGTGAGCGCAGTAACATTTGTATGCTTTTCGGTGGCTCCGATAGCGGAGGCGGAACAGAAGTCGGTGTAGGTGAACTAGAAATTTTCCTTAGCGCCCAGCACAACGCTACTAACCTTAACAGCAACATGACCAGTTATAAGGTCAAAAACCCTATCGACATCGCTGACATCGTCACTGGCGCGACGGAATACTACGACATTCAGACAGTGTTTAAAGACGACGCTGACGATACCTTCATCTTCGTCATTCGTATGACGATTACGACGTACCAGATGTTCAAATGGGACCACACCACTGAGGAGGTTATGTGGTCTACGGATATTACAGCTACCTACAATTCAACCTTTGCTCTTAATCAGTCCGTGGTCAAGGACAACACTCTTGGTTGGGTAAAGGACAACGGCCACGGTGCCTGGATCGACACCCGTACCGGCGTGCTAAAGGACGCTGATATAGACTTCGGCGTTACATATTCGGGCGGGGCTAACCAGGGAGTCTGGAACAGCCGTAGCCAATCGTTCAGTGTTACGACCAGCGACAGTTACATTATGAAGAAATACAACTTCGGGCGGGGTACGTCTGAGGAAGTGTCCCTGGCAACAATCGTTGCCCAGATTTGTGAGTGGGATAGATTGGAGGCGTCGGATATTGACGTAACCGATCTCGCAAACGAGTACATCCCCGGCTATGCAGTCACTCAACCTGGCGCTACCGGACGTGCCGCCATTGAGCCGTTGCAGATGCTTAGACTGTTCGATGGCGTTGAAAGTGACGACGTTTTGAAGTTCAGGATGCGTGGTCAATCATCTGTTCGGACAATCAGTGAAGATGACCTGATTGTAGTCGACTCATCCAATGACGACACCTGGGTTACCACGGATCAGCAGGAAATCGAACTTCCTGAGCGAGTTACCTTCGCTTATCAGTCGCGGGAAAACGACTACCAGATCGCCACGTCGTCCGCGAAACGTGTACTTGCACCTGTCCCTGTCATGCGGTCGGTATCCAGAGTATCGCAGGACTTCACGGCTGCGCTCGATAATGACGACGCCAGGCAGTCCGCTGAGAAATATATGTATGCGCTGTGGATTGGGCGTACCACTTACAAGCACAAGTTGCCATGGTCACACATTGACCTTGAGCCTTCGGATGTCTATACCGTGCAACCGAGCGCGAATCAGTCGTACCTGGTTCGGTTGGAGAGCAGTAATCTCGGTACAGACATGGCGCTCGACAACTCCGCTATGGCAGAGGACACCGGGCAGTACGTGTCCACCATCGTGAGTGCCGGTGGAACTGGTGTACCTGTCCAGACAATCCCTGGTCAAGTGCCCGTACAACTGTTCCTTCTGGACGTGCCCTTACTCCGTAACTTTGATGAATTGCCAAACCGTATTGGAGCACCACTGTACTACGGCATCGGTGCCTACCACGATGGCGATAGCGCCCGAGCAAATATTTATAAATCTTCAGGCGATTCTGTAAACGAGATAATTGGTCGCAGGATCGAGGGCGTAGCCTGGGGTGGCACTGCTAATGCCATGCCCGACCCTCCAGTGTCCCCATTTATGACTGACAATACGTCGGAACTGCGTGTGTACATGCAGGACGGTGGGGCTACATTAGCGTCTATCACCGAACTGCAGATGCTGAACGGTGGCAACGCGGCGGCGCTTCTCAAGGCTAATGGAGAAGTAGAACTTATAAATTTCCGTGATGTCTCTGACAACTCAGATGGGTCTTACATTCTGTCTGGGTTTCTTCGTGGTCGCCGTGGCACGGATACCATGACTAACAGTCATACTGTTGGAGAGACATTTGTTGTTCTGAACAATTTAACCTGGGATACGACTAACCTATCTCTTGAGGAATTGAATACCGCCAGGTACTACAAGGCTGTGCCTGACGGTCAGCAGATTGAAGAGTCACTTACATACCCGTTGACCAGTGAGTTGCGCCCTCTCATGCCCTACGCCGTTCGTAACGTCGAAGCAGAGCGTGAGATGGACGACGATATCCTGTTGACCTGGTACCGCAGAGACAGGTTGGGTACAGACCTTGTGGACTCATTCGAAGACCAGCCGCTGTCTGAAGACTCCGAACTGTACAAGGTTTACATCTATGACGGTCCTGCCGGGACACTGGTGCGCACGGTTACGGGTCTGACGAGCGCGACGTATACTTACACTGCGGCTAACCAAGGGACAGACGGTCTGTCTCTTACGGCCCCGGCTATTACGGTGAAGGTCGTTCAGGTCAGCGGCCAAGTCGGTGAAGGCTTTTCACAAGAAATTACGATTGAAATCTAAGGGTTAATAGATATGGCTGGCGAGACGAATAACCTTGATCGGTCGATTATGACCGACACCCAACTGAGCAAGTATCAGACCAGCAACGATGCTGATGGTCAGGTAGACGCAGCTATCACGGCTTCCAAGACTGTGTTGGTGGATGACACTAATGCAGCGTCGATAGCTGCGACTGACTTCCGTCGCGGTGTAGAGTTTGTTCTTACAGATGGGTCTCCAGTACCGACTGCCGCCATCACGATCACGATCCCAGCCGTTGTCAGGGGGTTGCTCGTGGTCCGGAACACTACGTCCTTCACAGCGACCATAGGTATCTCAGGCCAACCTGTCACCGCTCCGACTCTTGCTACACTAGAGCACGCGATTTTCCATTGTGATGGCACGAATGTCAGAGTCGTTAGTGGCTCGGGAGTTAGTGAATTCATCGACTTATCTGACGCGCCGAGTTCCTACTCTGGCGAGGCGGGACAAATGCTTCGCGTCAACAGTGGTGAGACTGCCATTGAGTTTGAGGATGCGCCTTACGATCCGACTTTCTATATGCCAGGGTCGCCTACCAGTAGCATGATCGTATACTTCCTTGAGGCCATCCGGGCATTCGGTTTCCCGGCTGGTATGACGGGCAGCCGGTGCCGCGCCTTATCGGCTGCTACCGCTCAGACTGATTTCGATGTGCAAAAGAACGGCGTCAGCATCGGCACTATTCGGTTTGCTGCCGCTGGTACGCTGGCCACATATGTCAGTTTTAGTGCCTCGTCTTTCGCGGTTGGAGACACGTTGAAGATCATCGCCCCCGCCACGCCGGACGCCACACTCGGAAGCGTGTCCTTCGGCCTGATGGGTCGCCGTGCATGACGACGTGGAACTCATCTGACCGTTACGGCAATCCGTCGCGTATGACGTTCTCTAACGGAGACCCCACCGTTGCGGCCACGAGCGGCTACTGGACTGGAGGGCTATGGCAATCGGTGCGAGGCACCACGTCCAAGAGTGGAGGCAAGGTGGTGTTCCAGACCAGCCCTGACGTACTGACTAACGACATGCGCACGGTTACAGGGCTGATGACATCAGGTCCCAATATTCAGGACGACCCTGGTGTCTATCCGGGCCAAACGCCCACCGGGATAGGATACTATGGGAATGACGGCAGCGTGTATCTGAACGCCGTGAGCATCGCCACACTCCGGAGGCAGGGCAACTCACCAATCATGGTGGCCGCCGACTTCGACGCGGCTCTAGCCTGGTTCGCGGTCAGCGAGGCGCTTGGATCATGCTTCGAGCCGCAAGCAACTCCGATCATCATATCTAACAACCGAATGACCGTGAACATTGAGGGGTACGCGGTGGGCGAGTGGCGCGGCTCGCGCAGCATAACAGAGCGGTCATCTGGGTTACTTTACTGCGAGTGCACGCCGTCCGCGTCGTCTACTACGGTATTCGGGCTGTGCAACAGCGCGCAGAGCATGACGGCCAACAACACGATTGGCCAGGGCGGCACCGAAGGTGTCAGCTACAAGTCAGACGGGACCACCGTTAATTGCGGCGGCGTTTCCATGTCGGCTTGGGGGACCAACACAATCGGCATGGCCGTCAACCTGACCACCGGCAACGTGTGGTTCTACGATCCGGCGACCGGATACTGGAACGGCAACGCCAGTTATGACCCTGCGGCAGGTACGGGCGGGATCAACTTGGCGACACAGACTGTAAGCGGCCCTTACTACGCCGCCGTCAAATGCTACAGCGCCGACGCGCAAACCATGAATTTTGGTGCGTCGGCGTTCGTACACACGGTACCTTCAGGGTTCATGGCCTGGGACAACCCATCGGTGCCTACCCTGTGGAACGGTGACGTATTAGCGAATCAGAATCCTGCCACGGGTGTCGGTGGTCTGGATATCTCTGGCTTCGGCGCGGCGGCGTTCCCAGCCTGGTCTACGTTCGACCTTAATACCAGCACCGCGAACTTTAGTGGAGCACCGCTGTTCGGGGTAGATGTACCGTTCGGCTTCGGATCGTGGGACCCCCAACCGTCCAGGTGGGCGGGATACAGACCTGGTGGCATGGTGATGACATAGTAGCCATAGCCTAGACACGGTACCTCTTTCCGAAGTAGTGTATACTGTATTACAGAGAAGGAATTTTGCCGTGACAGAGATTAGCGAGGACTACGTCAATAAAGTGGCTGATGAAGTGGCCAAGAGGATAGTCAATCAGTTGATGACCACCCTTGGTGTAGACGCTTCCAACCCTCTGGAAATGCAGAAAGACTTCCAGCACCTCCGGGCATGGCGCACTTCTATGGAGAGTGTCCGTAGCAAGAGTATCTTAACCATTGTGAGCACTGCGGTTCTTGGAATCGCGACTCTGGTATGGATGGCCCTGACACGGACGTACTAATAGGCGTATGATTCGCCCAAATAAGACTCTAAGGATAAAGACATGGATTTCACTTTTCTCGGTCTGACGACCGCCATGAACATGCTTTGGTTGCTTGTTGGCTTTGTTGGCGTGATCTTCGGGCTTCGCTACTTCGACAAGTCTCTCGGCATCAGTTTCAAATCTCAGGTGTGGGATGTCATTGCTACGAACTCTATGGCTCTCGCTGTTTATCATGGTCTCAGGCTCATTGCTGTCGCCATGCTTCTCAGCGCCGCTATTAAATAACCACCAATACGACGAGTCTATCCAGTCCTCCGTAAAGCGGTATTGGGCCGGTTATCCCGACTGGAAGTGGTGGAAGGCGCAACTTTACCAGGAGAGCCTGCTGGAGCCTACAGCCCGTTCCCACGTCGGTGCTGAGGGCATCGCTCAGTTCATGCCTGCCACCTGGCGTCAAGTATCGAAGCAGATGGGCTATCGGAGCATATCACCGCGTGATGCAAAGTATGCCATCGCAGCCGGTGCGTTCTACATGGCGCAATTGAAGCGTAGCTGGAAAGCAAAGCGACCCGAGATGGATCGCCATTTCCTCGCAGCGGCTTCGTACAATGCTGGGATGGGGAATATCCTGCACGCTCAGGACAGATGCGGCAATAAATCTCTCTACAAGGAAATTATTGCTTGCCTTCCGCAGGTAACTGGCAGACACTCTCGTGAAACGATTACATACGTCGAACGTATTCAAAAATGGTACCACATTCTGGAGACTGAACGATGAGAATTTCCTGCTTGGCGCATGACGCCGGTTACGAGGAATGGACCAGCCTGCTCAGCCAGGGCAAGAACGTCAAGGTGTTCTTGAACGGTGTCCTGATGGACAACGTCGTCATTGCTGACGACCAGAAGGACGAGATCGTCTGCCACGCTTCTCCGATCCGAGTCGATAATGCGACCGGTGAATGCGCTGTCGAATCCTATTATGGCCGCGTGAGTATCGAAGTCTGCGATCCTGAGCCTGTGCCTGATACGTTTCAGGTGAGCCTGGTCGAAAACTCAGTTGACATTACCGGCGACGGCGATCTTCCGTCCGATGTGTTCTGCTTCAAGACGGATTTCTTTGTGCCTCTCGGCGCTGACCTTGCCGTGTTGAACGGGGTACGCAACGTCTGGCTTCGGGACGCTCTTGAACTGGATTTAGCACCGAACTCTGGGTTCGAGGTAGACTACGGCTCCGAGCCGTCTGCCAGTGTTGGCGTAGACGAGTTCGGCCACACCTACTTCGAAGAACCGGATGACTTTGTTATCTTCGATGAGTTTTCCGACATCGAGGACTCACTGAGTCGCATGTTAAGTGAACGCCTGTAGAAATCTGTTTCTGGTGCTGAACGTCGTCTTCTTGGCGGCGTTCTTCTACTTTGCTAGAGAGTGGTAACATGTTCGCAGCCGCAGGCGCGTGGATCGCAGGCAAAGGCCTGAAGTACATCCTCAGTGGTCTCGTGATCGCTGCCATCGTTGGTGGACTGGCGTGGAAGTGGAGTGACTTCAAATCCGGTCTCATCGAGCAGGGCCGCGTCGAAGGCCGCGCTGAAATCCAGGCTCTGTGGGATGAGGACACTCAGGCCAGGGAAAAAGAGTTTGCAGCCTTACTGGCCCACTACCACGCCAAGGAACAGGCGTACAACGCCAGGATCGTTAAACTCCAACAGGACAAAGCACATGAAGTGGCTCGTATTAACACTAGCCTCCAGCTTGCTCTTGACAGCTTGCGCGACCGCCCGTACAAGCGCGCCGCTCCCCCCGACCCCGCCACGTTTACATCCGATTCAGAGGGAAGTACCGGCGCGGGACTGGCAAGGCCAGATGCAGAATTTCTTGCAGGGTACGCTGCCGACGCAGCCCAACTCGACTCCGAACTGAACTTCTGTATAGAGTCCCACAACGCTGCAGTGGAGGCGATCAACTCTCTGTCGTCCCCTAGCGGCCCACCATAACCGGGCGTATACTACCTACATTCGCAATTTCTTTCCAAGAGGTCTATTATGGATAAGTTTCGTGCATGGCTCAAGGACTGGCGTGTGTGGGCGGGTGCTACTGGCTTCCTGCTTATGGTTTGCCTGTTCTTCTAGGTCGATATGTCCTGGTTTATGGAAATGTTTCCCCATAGCCCGATAACCAGGACAGTCACCTACTTTCAGCGGAAACCTAAACGATGCTGGCTCTCAGTAGGTATCATCATAGGCGTGATCGCCTGCGCCATATTCAGGCGCGGATAAAACTCTTCTTCATCTCAGTAGTAATAGGCGCTTCGACGTATGCCTAACGCCTTAGCGGTAAGGCAGTGATAATTCGGTCGATAGTGCTATCCCAGACTACTCGCACGGTACGGCCAAGGTATGGAACGTAGTACTGCGCCCTGGTAGCATCAGTTCTGGTTATAAGAATCGCGTTACCTGTCTTGACCTTGCTGCAAAGAGAATCGTAGTCATTCTCATCGCAATTAACTCTGTACCGTTCTTCGAGTCTTTGAATCGTATGCTCGACCAGAGCCGGGTATGGGTTAGTCATAGCTATACCAGCGACTGATTTTCGAAAGACGTGCGATCTCTTCTCGCGCCTCCTCCATCAGTCTGTAGTGACAGAGTTCGCGGTGATACTGGATTACAGGTGTGTGAGCACCACAGTTGCAGGCGGCTACACTAGCAGCCTGAAGGCGGCTTAGAAGATTATGAGTGTTTCTGTTCATGGGAAATCCTTGAAGGTATCTTTCCAAAGCCAGTACATCTGATCGTCACCGACCCAATCCATGAAGAATGAGAAGGCCAGTAGCGCCAGAAGAAACAGTGTCCATCGTATCGCTACGAGCATTTAGAGTAACCGCAGGACATGCAGGACTCGCAGCCTTCCTGCATCTTCAGTCCAGGCATCGAGCATTTGGGACACGACTTGCCGACGTATTTCTTCTCTATCGCTTCAACGTGCTGATCCAATGGGATAGTACCACCCGTTAAACTCGGCATATTCGCGTCGTAGACCGTGTCCATGTGCTCAAGGATGACACTACCGATAGCCGCCAGCAGAGACGGCACGTAGCCTTTTCCCGGCATCCACTGACCGCCCCTGGGGTCGAACACGGCCATCAGTTCCTCGACAACGAAGTGGATATTGCCGCCTCGACGGAAGATCGCAGAGATCATCCTGGTCAGAGCAATGGTCCAGGCGTAGTGCTCCATATTCTTGGAGTTGATGAAGATTTCAAAAGGCCTGCGGACGCCGTTCTCGACGATATCCGAGATCGTGATATACATGGCGTGATCGCTGTCAGGCCACTTCAACTTGTAAGTCTTGCTGTCGAGTGTTTCGGGCCTTGGCGTTATCCCGTCAGGGATATTATCCGCAGGTTTCGCGGCGATTACGGCCTCTTTTTCCCGCACGGGATCGGGCGAAACGGTTGTAACTCCGCTGTCACCTCCATCGGCGGCACGTACTTCGGGTTGGCCGACACTGAGAACCGAACCGGTGATGTCATTCGGGCGGTAGGTTGTGCAACCCTTGCAACCTGTGTCATAGGCAAGCTGATAGACACTCTTGAATTCCTCAAAATCGATATCCTCGGGAACATTGATCGTCTTGGAAATCGAGTTATCGACAAACTCCTGTGCCGCTGCCTGCATAAGAACATGCTGGCTAGGTGTCAGGTCCTGAGCCGTGGTGAAGTAGTCAGGCAACTCTTGGCCAGGAAACATCTGGCGAAACAGCGCCACAGCATAATCTTCAACCTTCTCTTCGGTCTTGCTACCATCAGGCTGGGTGACCTTGCGGTTGAATTCGTAGGCAAAGATCGGTTCGATACCAGATGACACGTTTTCAGCGAACAGTGAAATGGTGCCCGTTGGCGCAATCGATGTCAGCAGGGCGTTCCTGATACCTACATCATTGATCGCTTTTTTCAGTCCGTCAGACAGTCCTGCCGCGTGTCCGCTATGGGCAAACTTGCCCCGTTCGAATAGAGGGAAAGGGCCTTTCTCTCGCGCCAGATCGATTGACTCGGAGCAGGCAAACCCCTCTATATAACGCATGACCTCGCGGGTGATCTGGATAGCATCTTCGGAGCCGTAGCGGCTGCACAGCATGGCGAGGGCGTCAGCAAGGCCCGTAACCCCGAGACCGATCCTGCGCTTCGCCTTGGCCTCCGCATCCTGTTCAGGAAGTGGAAACCTGGAGACATCCACGACGTTATCCATCATTCGAATAGCCACACGGACAGTTTCGTCCAATGCGTCTACATTCAGGCGAGCCTGCTCAGTGAAAGGATCAAGGACGAACTTCACCAAATTAATGGAGCCAAGCAAGCAGCAGCCATATGGAGGCAGAGCCTGCTCGCCACAAGGATTGGTGGCTGATATGTGCTCCGCATACCATAGGTTGTTTCTTTTATTGATCTGATCGATAAAGATAACGCCGGGTTCTGCAAAGGCGTAGGTGGACTCCATAATCTTGTCCCACAGATCACGCGCCTGCACCCAACGGTAGACCTCACCGTTGAACCGTAGTGGCCACTTCCAGCCTTCCTTAACCGCTTCCATGAAGTCGTCAGTGACCAGGACAGACATGTTGAACATCCGGAGCCTCAGAGGGTCTCTCTTGGCCGCGATAAAGTCTTCGATGTCGGGATGGTCGCAACGGAGAGTCGCCATCATAGCGCCACGGCGGGTGCCAGCAGACATGATCGTGCGGCACATGGAATCCCATACATCCATGAAGGACAGAGGACCACTGGCGTCTGCATCAACGCCCTTTACCCGCGCCCCCTTGGGCCGTAGCGTGGAGAAGTCGTATCCGATACCACCACCCTGCTGCATAGTGAGAGCAGCTTCCTTGAGCGCCTGGAAGATACCGGGGAGGGAGTCAGGGATGGTGCCCATGACGAAGCAGTTCATCAGGGTGACATTCCGGCCTGTACCTGCCCCCGCAATGATCCGGCCAGCCGGTAGGAACTTGAAGTCAGACAGAGCGTCGAAGAACTTCAATGACCAGTGTTCCCGCATTTCAGGCTTCTCAGCCTGCGCCAGAGCGTTGGCGATCCTGAACCATGTCCCGTCTATGCTCTCCCCCTCGTACCGATACTTCATGTTCCAGATTTGGTCCGAAATGGCGGGGTAGGGGAGGACGGCTGCGGTCATCGTTTTATTGCCTTCTATGTCAACTGAGTCGGAAACATTAGTCTACGTGTCAGCGGGTTATCCGTCTACATCAAAGGTGTATAATCTGCACGGTGTCGTCGGTGTAGATGTCCAGGGTTGCCGCCAGTATGACGGCCATCTCGGCGGAAACACCCGCAGCCATAGCCCCTTCCGCGTACTTACCACCAGAACCGATAGAAAAGAAGTCCCTATCAGAGTAGTCGTTCCACCACCAATCACTGTCCTCAGAAGTTGATAATATCCGTCCAGACATATCAACGTGAATTATACCGACATTCTCTACTAATTTATTGTTTTCTTTCAACCAAACTCTATTGTGCGACAGGACGTTTTCTACAATGTCTGGGTTTATAGAGCCAGATATCCCAAACAATCCTTTATCCGTCTTGAAAATCTTCCTCACTACCCCGTAGTTACCCCACGCATTGGTGTACCTGCTGTCCGCAGCCATAATCCCGTCTCGGTATGCAATCGTAGTCATCAGACCCTGTCCATCTTGTGCAATTCGCATTTCGACTTCACAGCCTTGGGATTGAATTCGTACATGCACTTCTGCTGCTCCATGGCCATACGGCTCCCGTCTAGGAAAGCCCCGCACTGCGAGCAGACGTTAATGGTGTCAGCGAAATCCGCTTCAGAAACCTTGTTCATTTTCATTCCTTCACAAATGCTGGGACAGCGTCAGGGTAGGTCTCAATGATCTGCAGGGCCTTGGTGTTCGCGCCAGACATGAATTCAGACCAATCCTTTACAGATGGTGCCCGGTCATCGACAAAGTTGCCTTCGTACATGCCGTCCCTGAGGACAACAAGGGAAGCGATAGCCTTGTCGATATGAGAAATCCCGGAGTCAGGATCGATATCCTCGCCTTCGAACCAGGACATCATGTGCCCTGCGGCGGCATCGACGTACACTGAGGCTCTGACCCCGGCGACTCGGTAGTTATGGCGTCCATATTTGCGGGCACCCTCGAACATCGCCAATCCGACACCCACAAGCACCCGCAAGGGGACATAGCTGAACCAGCGGGCTTTCTTGCTGCCTACAGCGTCCTTGGGATTCGTATCCTTGGTAGCGGGGGCATCGAAAGGAATACCGCGATTCTTCATATGTTGCCTGGCCAGATCAGCAGTCGGACTTCCCATATTCAAACTCCAGGCGTCAAAATAGATGTCACGATATGTGCGGCTTCTTCCAGAGTCGGGACCACGTACCCTGCGATCTCCGTCATCATGGCGTGGTCATGAATCGACCCTCGTTCCGCGATCATTACGACTGGTTTACGGTAGGCATTAGCCCAGCCGAACTCGATAGCCGTTCCCAGACTGGCCCTGTTTACACCGAGAAAGCACGCAACCATGGCATCACAGGTCATCACGTCATTGTGGTCGCGGGTGACGATCCCGGATGCTGACGCCAGCATGTTTCCTATACTGGCACAATCCAGTTCAGAACTGCCGTGACACTTTACGTGCGCCAGAAACTCTTTTGCCCTCATAGGGCTTACAGGAAGGATATGCTCCGGTAGCATCGAGGCGAATTCTTCACGCCAACCATGCCGTGCATCACCATACGACAGACCAGCTATGGGACCCGCCAGGTAAATAGTACGGGTAGGGTTCATCTGTCGTCTCCGCTGCCCCGCACGGTGCCTCGGGAGTCTCGCTCAGTTACCTTATCCAGGTTGATCTGGGCGACGTGGCGAAGGTCGGACTGCAGTTCCTGGGCGGCTGCGGTGAGGTACCACATGACATCGCCAAGTTCTTTCAGCATGGCGACCCGAGCCTCGCTTGAAATCTGGCCGTTGCTATCCCGCAGAATCTTCTTGACCTTGTCAGCGAATTCTCCAGCCTCTCCCGCGATTCCAAGAGCCGCGTATGAAAGACCTGAAATGCTCCCACGACCAGGATATCCTGGGCCAATGCCCTCCGCCATACGATAGGTTAAAGCGTGAAATTCATAATCTCCAAATGTCATTATATTTACTGTCATCGTCTCTATCCTTAAAAAGTTAACTTCTCAAGTTCTCGTATCTGCTGCTTCCAGATAGCAATCTTCTTCATCTTGCAGTGTTCGGCGTATCTTCTTGCCAATGACTTGCTCGGCTGCCAATCAGGCTGAACATACGTCTTTGTTTCCATACCTCGTTTGGTCCACGTCCTTATCTTTATTTCGTCCGGTTTAGCGGAGGTGAACCATGCGTCCACCTCCCTAATCCCCTTGGTCAATACGTGGTTCGTCAGGTACGCCTTGATCCTGCGCCTGACGATTCCATCACGTGGCATCCGCCATTTCTTTCGGTGCTTCGACCGGGAATCCTCGTGACCAGTCCCTCAGGAAGTGGGTGTCGTAGATCACATGCATACCCTCTTTGCGGGCTTCATGGATCGTCTTTGTAAGCGGGCCGTCCGTAGGTCCAAACCAGTTATCGGTCCTGACCACGGCGATATCCTTACGATCCTTGATCGCCTTCACCTGGTCGGGATGGGACAGGCAGATAACTTTTACCGGCGAACCCATTCTCTCGAATTTCACGGATACCTCACCCATGTCCACATGCTGGCTCAGAATCTCACCGGGGAGTTTGGCGACGGCATTAGGGAAGTTCTTCTTGTTCTGGCAGATGATATAGAAGTCGAAGAAACCGTTCAGGGGGTCGCTATCTTGTGTCACGGGTTTCGGCTTCCGACCACGTCTAGGCCGGTCAATCTTGTTCTCGCGGATCAATTTGATCACGCTGGCCATTTCATCAACGTCTCCCGGCGTATCCGGTACCCTGGAGGGAGGAGCATAGTGAAGCACTTTCTCGTTATCGTCATCATGAGCCACCTCAGGCTCTGGTACAGCGCCACTGATGCGAACAGGCTGCGGTACCACGGGGTTAGCGGATACTCTTTGGATATAGGTTTGAACCTGACTACAGATTTCTGACCAACTGGTTCTGAAATCATCTAGTGAACCAGATTCCAGACTCACCTGCACGGTATGCGCCACTGCTCGTTCCGGGCTGAAGTCCAGCAACAGGCTTTGATTTATTTTGTTCACCTTCAACTCCTTGGGGTTGGGTCTGCATTAACCCTGGAATTTTACAAAGAGTTGCAACGAGTGTCAATCAAAAAGTTACCTGTAAGGGAACCCTCTCGACCAGTCGCGGATAAAAGTGTCATCGTCCACGACTGGAACGTCCAGCATCGCCAGAGCATAAGTGATTTCCTGCTTCTTCTCGTCGGTGAGGTGTCGCATCCCGGCATAAGTCAGGACAACCATGTCACGGTCACGCAGGGAGTCGTAGTCTTGCATCAGCTTGAAGTTGATCGTTCTGCCGCGTCGATTGAATCGGAACCAACCTTGATGGCGGTCGAAGTCGTAGCACTCGCCTGACAGGGCGCATATCCATGTCTCCATACTCTGGGGATCAGGGCAGAAGACGTGGACGGTGTCGGTGTCAGCTAGTGGATCGGATAAGGTAACCTTGCTCATTTCTGTCGGCCCCGTAAAAGTCACATTTGCCATGTCGTAGTCCCCTTGTGCGTCTATCTGCCCTCTAAGTAGTAACCCAAAAATGCCAGTCTTTGCAGCGAGAGTCAACGAAAAGTTGTCATAAAGACGATAAATAGGGCTATTTCTAGAATACCTTGCATCTACAATCACATTAATTCAAATTCGATAGGTATTCAGGCCGCTGTTGCATGTTTGTGCAACAAAGGGTCTGCCCGCCATTTTCCCGACGTTATGGTCCCGATGAACCTGGCACCAGAAGTGTAGGTGCAAATGTAGGAATGAGACCAAGAACTTGGCCCACGGGTGTAGTCCGGATTGAGGATCGAGAATGTGCCTGCCTGATAGATTCCGTCCACGATATTGGCGCTGTGGCTGTGCCCGATGTTGGCCTTGCGCCCGGAGCGGGAGAGGTTCCTGGAACTGCCACGGGAGCCGTTCGGTCCAAGGTCGCCATGGAGTCCACACTCGATTCCTCCCTCGCCATCCCGTGAACATATGACGAACGACTCATCTTCATCAAGGAATCGGATGTTTTCAACATCTGCGCCAACGACTTGCAAGCCCTCATGGAGATAATTGCAATCGGGTTTTCCAGTGGTGCGGATCAGTTCGAGAACGCGAGTCTGCATACGCATCCAGAACTCGGCGTTGACCGGGTCCTTCAGGCCGTTCTGTTCCTTGAGCCAGCGACCGAGATGGTTGTGATGGTTCGAATCGACCACGACCGTCTGACACCAGGGCCTGCGGGTATCCGAGAGGAACAGACCGGTGTCGACAAGCTCCTGCTCGACATCCGCCAGACCCCATACATGCTTGTGGAAAACGTAGTGCGGGTCCTTGATGTCATGGTGCGAGCGTGACCTGAAATCCAGCACGTCACCCATGAACTGGTATTTCGGCCTCAGCGTATCGAGAATGCCACCGGGACCAAAGGCGACATCGCTGACCATGGTGTCCAGGTTAGCCACATGGATATCCCCCCACAGAACGGCTTCAACCCAATCGCCTTTCTCTACGATACCGTTCTTTACCCTTAGGTCAAGGTCATGGATCGTACCGTCGTTGCTGCCCTTCAACTGGCGGCAAAACCAGTCACCATCCGAGTCAACCTCGACCAGCAGCGCACCATATACGTGGTGGAACTCAGCCTTCAGGCCTGCCGTCCGCTGGATGTAGTTCCGGAGCGTGATGCAGCCTGTCGTGTAATTGAACTTCGTCGGCTCGTGTTTTGCCGATGCGACGGACTCCATGGCGATTTTAGGGTGAGGGAAGATACCTGATGCGCGGCCTGTATAGGTCTCGAAGCCTGATAGCGGACGAGCCTTTGTCGGCAGGATGTTCTGTTCACCGCACCACTCCAAGCCGGTCGCAACCCTGGTACGTTCATCCAGGATGTAATTGTTCAGAGCCGGGTCCCAGGTGAGGGAGTCACCACCGTACAGCGTCTCGCCTTTCTTGGTGAACTGCGCCTTGTCACCGCGAGCACCTAGTCCAGCCTTCATATAGGTGAAGCGGGAGACGAAAACCTCAGCGCCATAGTGCTCGGCCAGCGCCAGTATGTTTTCCCAGAGGCGAGTGTGAATCTTCGTATCGTTCTGGGCACAGGTGAAGATGTAGCGGTTGACCTGGCCAGGGAGGGGACGACTGAACTGCCTGACCTTTGGTGGGATTACACGGCCTTCCGTCAGTTTGACCATCTTCTCTTCAGTTGTCTTCGTTGTGGCCCTAGAGGGAGCCTTTGAGAAATGCCCACCAGCGATGGCATCGTCAAGCATTCTACCCGCTAAGGTATTACCAATCCCCAGAGCGCGCATGACGGCCCGCATGGACTTGCCGTTCTCGTCGTAGAGTTTGGCGAAGTGTTCCAAAGAGCAGGGGAAATTCTCAAACTCATGCCCCACCTTGAGCGGGTTCGCTACGCCCGTCTCTACGGCCTGTCGGTACAACATTTGGACCTTCTTCCGGCTCGTGCCTGTCGCCGCAGCAGCCTTATTCAAACTACCGTACTGTACGCGGCACGCGACCGCCTGCTCAGGTGTTGAGATCATTTAACTACTCCTAATGACTTGAGTCCCCACCAAGCGATCAATGCTGCCTCAGCAGGACCATCATCTTTGACTCGCTTGAATTCGTGCGCGTAGTCTGGAAACAACTCAGCGGCTCTGAACCTAGCGTGGTCCTTGGCGGCACCCAATCCTAGATCACCCTTCCATTTGGCAGGTGTGACGTAGGTTACTGGAATCCCGTATACAGCGAGCAGGCCGCGAGGGACTCCACAGACATACCCGAACTTGTAGGCGCTGCTGATTCCCTGACCTGGCATGACTCCTACCTTTTCAAGGAAGGCATGTTCAGCGCCGTAGTACATGAGATTGAAGTCCTGCGCCAATTCCGCGACGTTCAAATCCCGGCCCTTAGCCTTGGCGGGTACGGCTGGCATCCTGAGAATCATCAGCGACAACTTGCCCGTATCCGGCTCTTTCTCCAGAAAGGCTAGTGCGCCGTCCAAGCCAGGGTCTAAGCCAATAACTTTCATCCTAGTACAGCTATGATAAGCGATATAACCGCAAGGCTAATAGCGTGGCCCGGTTTGATGAAATCGCCAGTAAGCGCCTTTATCCCAATGCCAACCACAGCAGCAGCCAACAAAACTCCAAAGAATGAAACCGGAGTAGAATGGATCATTTCCTATACCTATACATGGCTTCTCCAGCCGCGCCTACGGGACAACCTTCAGCCCATGGCGGGATCGGGTTTATCATCAGGTCCAAGAACTCTTCCTGGTTGCCGTGGTCTTCATCGACTTCACAGACCAGTTCGTCATGGACCGTCAGAACAATGGGGTAGCCTGCGGCTTCAACCCTGACCATGGCTTCCACCATCAGATCACGAGAGATCGCCTGGACAGCGTTCTCTGTCCAGATACCGGCGTAGCCTCTGCAGATGCCCCAAGCACCGCCACGTTTGTTGTCTCGCCCTTCATAAAGGACCTGGGCAGATAATTTACCATTGCCCCACTTATCAATCATTTCGATCTGAGGGTTAAAGTACCATAGAATTCGGCCATTTGGAAGAATCATTTGCAGCCACTGTCCAGCCTTATCGCTAATGCAGCGGAATGCGAGGTTGCGGTATGAGAATGTTTGCCCTTTGTGTCTTATGGCTTTGACGGCGGCATCATCGAGCGCCCACCATAGCGACGTAATAGAAGGGTGCTTCTCTCTCCAAGATTTCTTGAAGTGTTCAACCTGTTCATCGTTGTATGTATCTGATCGGTCGAAGTTACGCCAAGCACCTATACCTCCAACGTAGCCGAAAGCCAGAGTGCAGGTTTTGCCAACTTGTCTGTCTGTCTTATCTTTCTTGGTAACAAAACGTCCTAGTACCATCGACGCAGTAGCGCAGTACATGTCATCGAAGCCATTATACTTCTCACCTCTAGCGATAGCACTAAACGCTTCTATAAGCCAGTCTTCACCAGCTAACCACGCCAGTACCACCGCCTCAATGGCGCTAAAATCCGCAACCCTGAGAATCTTTCCAGGCGCGGCTATAATCATGCCACGAAGAGATGACGCGATAGCCTCCATCGGGTCACCAGCCAGAAGGGTAAGGCACTCCAGGTCGCGGTTCTTGATCGCCTCTATCAGGACATCTATGTCTAGTTCTTCGATACCGCGAGGAAAATTTTGCGGCTGGATTCCCCTACCACTGTTTCCCGTCACCCAAACCTTGCCGTTGCGACGGACCAGGAAGAACCCTGTCTTAGTCTCCGCGCAGTACACCCATCCATCGAACTCCTCGGTGGTACGCTCTTTGTCCGGTCGGTACTCGTTACGGTTGCTAGGATTCAACCAGACATTCAGGATGTGGGAATCGTTCCAGTTCTCTTCGTCGTGGGTCTTAACGGTTACACAGGCAGCAAGTCCAGAAGTGTGCGCCAGGGCTTGAAGGACATCGACGTTCTGCTTAACGACGCTGCTGTACTGTACTGAGTTAGGTCCAGCGCGATAGCCGTCCCACTGCTCAAGTTCTTCGAATACGATTGTTGGATCACAGTCAAGGAGCCACCAGCCAAATACCTTCTCCCTAAACATCCTCAAGAACATCGGTAGGTGACGATACCGTATAGTTAGGGTCGTTGACCCGTCGCTGTACTCTGCAACAGAGAACACTATTCCGGCTCGACGCAACAGCATCTTACACCGTTGGACCTTACGGTCCTTCTTGAACCGGAATCGAAGTTGCCCGTCCTGAGCGTAGTGACCATCCGCTTGGGTCATTACCAGTATACGCAACTGGTCGTTGTCTATACTCGGTGTAAAAGTACGAGTTCCCGTGTACGGCAATTTCACACGCCGATTCAGGTCTTTAACTTCCTTCACATCAAACTTGGTTGTTTTAACGTCCCAAGTCGGCATTTTATGCTCGGGCGTCGAAAGTTGGTCAACTCGCTTATTAGACAAGTGGATAAGTTCACCCGTGTACGGAAAGCTAAGAGCCTCGGACTCCTGAAAAGACACCTGCTCATTCTCATTCCAGCAGGCGATATCCCCACCTTGCCACTCATCCAATCTAACCCAACCATTTGGCGTAAGGACTTCGTGATCGCCAGTAAGGCACCATCGACCGGTTCCTGCTCCGTAGTATTGTAGCGTACCCCTGATGCGGCCATCGTCGTTTACCGTCGCCAGGAACTTGGACAACTTGGATACGGAACTGCTGGAAAGTTGCTGCCTGATCTCAAGGACTCGGCGGCACGGGCCTTCAACCCACTTGAGTTTCAGAAAGTCATCTACGGTGTCTGCCTTGAGATCAGGGATGAAGACGTTGTTTGCCTCAAGCCACTCCCGCATGGCGGCTACTTGCTTGCCGGTCTGTACCGCGCCTCCGGTGATTTCCTGTAGTTCAGCCGCCAGTCTCTCGACAGTAGTCTCCACGACCCACTGAGCCGCATGTACGGCCTCAAGATCGATCTGCACCCCTCGCTGGTTGATGACCTGATCCAGCACCCATATCCTGTACTCAGGGTCAGGGAGATCACCAATCATCTCTGACAGCGCCTCTTCTGTCCTGACATCCTGGGCGCAGTAGTCGTAGGTTTCCTGGTACAGTTCCGGGAACTCTTCCTTCGTGCGCCACAGCACCGGCCACTGGTCTGGTGTCAGGCCTTCGGCTTCGAACCGCTTCTTGTCGGCCTTCAGCGGTCTCCTGGGCTTGGACAACTGATCCAGCAGATAGGAGCCGCGCTTGTCCTTCTTCGTCGAGAGGCTGACAACGTCACCGACTTTATCAAGTGCGAGGGGGAGGGAGCGATAGGCGCACGATGCCAGGGTGTCTACCCATCTTGACGGCATCGGAATGTGGCGGCGCTTGAGTAGAACATGGTACCAGATGGCCCGCTCGAACTGAGCGTTGTGAGCCTCAAGCGTCCCGCCGTTGGTGTAGAAATCTATGAGTTCCTGGGTAAACCGCTGATCCGGTGTCCATACTTTTACGTCTTCACCCGGTAGCCTGTACCCAAGACAAATAATTTCAGTAGAATGATGCTCTGCATATCGCCATGCACCGACACCATCTTTTCCCTTGATCGGGAGTTCAGACCTGGTCTCGAAGTCTACAACTGCTCGCGGTGCAATAAGGGCGGCTGGTCTGGCCATTTTTCCGTCCTGTAAATTTCTCTTTTCAGAGAACAGGCCCTGGGTCAGGGGGAGGGAACCGACAGACTGCGGAGGAGTCGAAGCTACGCAGTAAGGGGCCTGTTCTCAGAGAAGAGAGTGGTTGGAACCGTTTGTGGAACTAAGCGAACTCGGTATCGCCGTCCCAACCACAATCTTCAATTCACGTCCTAAGCGAATGGAGAACTCTTAGAACGGAATCTCGTCGTCCATGTCCTTGGTCGGGTCGTAGTCGGTTTCGCCGCCATCGATACCGTCGAAACGGTCCATCAGGGAGCCACCGCCGCCGATCCTGTCACCCTGCTTCACGAACCGGACCTGGTTCAGGTAGAAGGTGATGTGCTTCTCGCCGTCCACTTCAATGGCGCGGAGAGACACTTCGGCGTAACCATAGTTGCCGCCGACAAACAGGCCCTTCGCCTTGGACATGCTGGTGTCCAGTTCCCGCGCCACCGTGACCCAGGTGTTCTTGTCCTTGTACTTCAGGGTCGGCGGGTAGTCCTGCCCGGTCTTGGCGTTGAGGACTTCCATGCCCTCGTAATACTCGGTGCCCTTCTTGCCTGCCTTCAGTTTCTTGGCATGGATATCCGATCCCTTCTTGATCGGCCAGCGAAGGTCCTTGGCGGCGACAGCTTCCTTGACGTTGATGCCGTCCCACTTTTCCTTGGCCACGTCCACGAGCACCTTGCGGATGTCAACTTCAGCCAATTCACCGCTCTCTTCGTCATAGAGGCGGAATTTTGTCAGGTCATCTGGTTCGAACAGCATTTCGGTATTGTAGGTGGGATCGCCCTTCGGCTTGCCGTTCTGCATGTAAGGACGAGGCTCCAGCAGATTGGGGAACGACATACGAAAGGTCGGGGTAATCAGAACACGCGAGCCACTGGCCATCTGTTTATTCCTGTTTACTAGGGTTACTACTGCTTACTCTGAGTCAGTATCCGCCATGTCCATGAGCGGTCTTACTGCTTCTCTTTTATCACTGGTTGCAGCGAGAGTCAAGTCAGTCTGGGGTTTATATGCAAACTTTGTCACGAATGTCTTACCACCATCCAATTTCTCAATAGCTGGCGGCGTCTTCAGCGACGGTTCTGAATAGGCGTCGTCACCGAATGTCTCAATGAGGGCTTTGTCCGCACCTTCCTTCCAGACTCTATTCGCTTTTCCATAGACCAGTTTACGACCAGGAATGCTCTCGCCGTTACGCGCACGGGTCAGCGCCAGCCTCTCGACGGCCTGAAAGAACTTCACAACCGGGTCCTTCTTATCCAGGATCGCGCCGATTTCCTCAGCGGTCATGTGGACAGGGTCAACCGACGTGTCGAACTCCAGGGCTTCTTTCTTCAAGGCAGGGCATGTCCCCGCTTCCTTGGCGGCACAGAACCGGCACCATTCACCGATCTGCAGCATGGGATCGTCTTCACGTGTCGCTGCCATCGCAGGCAAGGATACTTCGAACCACCAGGCATTCAGTTCCTTGGGGCTTGTCACGTACTTGCGGATCGGCCCCTTGGGATGTGGGATTCGCGGCTGGACGATATAGCACTCGACCACCTGGACGTCGTCACCGATGGATTCCAGTCCGAGATAGCCGTAATACTTGTTCTGGCTGCTGTCAGGTTCGACAACGACGCCTTCACCGTGCTTGTAGTCCACGACAATCAGCCGGTCGCCAGGTACATGGATGATCGTGTCACCAGTACCGAAAGCATCCTCATCATAGATGCTGGCCATGCCGTGCTCAATCAGCAGACGAGCGCCGGGAAACTGATCCATCTTTTCACGGATGAACGAGACGTAGAGCGAGACCGCATCCGCCATGTCAGGATCGACTTCGAAGGTGAAATCCTCGACAGCAATGGACTGGCCGATGAACTCCCAGGTTTCCTTACCCTGCTCCAGAGCCATCGAGCCTACCAGATGAGCGGCAGTACCCTGAGCAGCGGCTTCATTGGTCTTGTGGGCGCTGTCACCGAGAGCAACCGTCTGCTTCACGGAGCCGGGACAGTTCGACCAGCGAGACATGCTGGAAGCGCCTAGCCTGCTGTGGCGTACCTCTTCAGTCTGGATAGCGTTCACGGTTCGACTCCGTCAAATACTGGTAACTGGTTTCATATTCTCGATCAGCCTCATAATGTCACCGGCCTTGTTCAGAGACTGATTCCGAAGGTGTTCCTCGTAAGGGGATGCACGCTCAGACCAAGTCCCGTTCCACGCAGACGGGTCTATGACTTTGGCGATCTCGATCATGATGTCGAAAGGTTCGCTCATTACGCGACCTTCTTGGCCTTGTTTCGCTCGACTTCATCCGCCAGCATGATGCTGAACTTGCCGATGTCAGCCTGCTTCAGATCGGAGATGCGGGCCACATTGAAGTGGCGAAGGAACTCATGCACCTTCGCGGCCTGGATAACCTTGTCATGCAGGTTCTTGGTCACCGACGCCTGAATATCGCGGGCAGTCAGTTCTTCAGAATCAGCAGACTTGGCCTTTGTATCGGCAACCTGGGTGCCGCTATCGGGGATATCATCCAGACCAGTGACTACCGGCTTCGAAGCAGTAGTGGTACCGCTGTCAGGGATGTCGTCATCCGGAATATCCGCCACGGGGTTCGCCGGGTCCTGACGATCCTCTGGATTGGCGCTGATGTTGGACGCCTCTTCCTCGACGGCAGGCTTTTCCTTGGCAGGACGGCCACGCTTGCGATCACTGGTAGCGGCCTCAGCCTTTGCAGCAGCCTGCTCGATCAGCTTGTCAGAGAGCGGCTTTTCATCTGCCTTGGCAGCCTGGTCGGCCTTAACGGCGTCCGCGATCTTCTGAACGCTGGTGCGCTCTACCGTGAAGTCACCAACGACCAACTTGAGGTTGACGTTCTCAGGAAGGTCGAAACCGAGAGCCGCATATGCCGTGGTGCAGGCCATCCGCATCAGAGTGTTGGCAGCGACCTGAACATCATCACCCGGCTCCAGGGCAGCAGACAGTTCTACGGTCGGAGCGGCCTTCTCGTAATCCTTCGGCTGCTTCTCACGGGTATATACGACTCTCAGTCCGTGTACTTCCATCATCTTGCTCCATGTGTCCCGCTCTTGCGGCGGTAGCGAATCATTAATTGAGATTTTAGGTATCTTTGCCGTCTATGTCAAACACTAAATTGGCAGTCTCTGTCTTTTCGCGTGACCGCTTATATGTCCGCTTCGAAATGATCACTCGATGGCGGAAAGCCTTGTTCTCCAGCGATTTGGCGATGTTATCTCGCCGCTTCAATGTCCGCTTCTCAGGCGTGGGCATCGAGCGTTTCGTGGATCGTATGAGTCTTATCCAGCACTACCGCCAGAATACGCTCGCTCAAACTGCCCTCTACGAGCATGAACTGCGCGACGACGTTATCATGCTGGCCGTGTCTATGAAGGCGATCCAATGCCTGGGCGTTTGTCCCTGGCGACCACGCAGGCTCTGCCACAACAACGTGCGAGGCTACTGACTGCAGGCCATCGATACCGAAACCGGCTGCGTCCAACTGACCTTGGAAAACTCTGACTTTCGGATTCTTGACAAAGGAATCCACGGCGAATTGCCTGGCGTTAATAGACATGCCACCACGGACTGAGACGATTCCGTAGTCTTTCAAGGCGTCCTGGATCATGTCCATCACTTCCTTGTGGTGAGCGAACACAACCAGTTTCTCAATTTCCATAACGTCCAGCAGTGTTATCAGGTGATCGATGACGCGAGGGGCCATGGCGATCCCCATCTCTTTGCGGTACGTGCTGATCTGGCCTTCGATACCCGCTTCGAGGGGGTTCAACAGGTCCTCGATCTTGAAATCCAGCATCTTCTCCCGCGCCAGTACCTCTTTGATCGCGCCGTTCTGCTCGACGTAAACCATCTCGACTTGCATGTCAGGAAGGTCCTTGAGCACGTCAGCTTTGAGTCGGCGCACCATGAAGTTGCAGCGAAGCCTGGCACCGAGTTCTGGGAGTCGTCCCCTCAATTCCAGTGCGTGACCATTCGACATCATTCCAGACGGGTTGAACCTGTACTGGAACTTCTCCTCGGATAGCCAGTCTACTGCCTCCCAAGCGAGTCCTCGCGCTATCGTGTAGCACTCTCTCGGGCGGTTCAGGAGGGGCGTACCCGTCAGGGCGATAAACCTCTCTACATGATTAGAGACATAGTCGGTGAATTTACCGCCGCCAAAAATAGCCCTGCACCGAAGGCTCTCCGGAGACTTCAGCATGTGGGCCTCATCCGCGATCACCAGGTCCCACTTCTCAGCGGTCAGGATCGAATGCAACCCTACATGGCGCACAAGGTCGTAGCTAATGACGACGAAATTGGAATACGGATTGATCCCATCCTTGGACTTGCCGACGACGTAGGTGGAGACCTTCCGAAGAGTGGACCACTCTCTGATCTGGCGCTGCCATTGCAGGCGGATGCTACCGGGGACGATCACAAGGACTCGTTGAGCCTCGATCAAGTTTGCGAAGCTGATCGCCTGCGGCGTCTTGCCCAGACCCATGGAGTCACCAAACAGGGTGTGCTGGCGCTTGCTCGCGTACTCCACCCCGGCGCGCTGAAAAGGCATAAGAACCTTGCCGTTTGGAACAGGTACGTCGAAGTCTGAGTCGATAGCGGATGACGCCTTGAAGTCCCGGTACAGAGGTTCCAGTTGCTCTCTGGCGTAAGCATCGGCCTGGTCGTAGAACTGCAGTACCGCATAGGGGACATCCGTCACCCATGTCAGTTCACCATTCGGACCCCGCGCTGTCGTAGACTTCGTCAGGCCTGCGGCTTGGCAAACCTTTTCATCATTGGAGAATAGCGCAAAGGTATTGGTTTTGCTGATGTACCGTAGGCTCATGCATTAACCGGATTTTCAGGCGTGTTATCGTTGATCAGCCTCAGCAGCGGCGTACCAACCTTCTTCGGAGTCGCATCCGTAGGGATGGTTGCAGTCTGCGGGACCTTCCCCATAGGAGTCGGTGCAGGCTTTGGCGAAAAACTCAGGATGTCGAACTGGACACCAGATTCCTTGGACAATGAAATCGCCAGGTCCTGCTCTTTCTCCCACCCCGCAAGCATCTGGTCGGTTACTACTTTCCTGATCCCTGAGGCGATCACAGTCTTGAAGCAGTTCATGCACGGAGCGTGGGTGACGTAGAGCGTACTACCTTGAAGGCTGATTCCCTTGCTGGCCGCATGAGCAATGGCGTTTATCTCAGCGTGGATGACGTAGTCGTACTTGACCGGGCGTTCCCAGCGAGCAGCCGTCTCCGCGATTCCAGGCGCAAAGCCATTGTAACCCGTGGAGAGAATACGGTTCTCCGATTCTACAATGACCGCGCCAACTTGAGTATTCGGGTCCTTCGACCTGTCGGCCACTAGGTAAGCAAGAGACATGAAATACCTGTCCCATGGAACAACATCACGCATGGTAGCCCGCCTCTTTTAGAATAACGTCGCCTTCTTCATCATACTCAACTGCGGTTACATGAAGTAACGCTATCTGATCATCATCGTAATAAACGTCGCTGTCTAGGTCCATTTCGGACAGTGCTGCAATCAATTCACGAACAGTCACAGCACACTCCTGTAATAATCGCTTCTCAACTGGCGGTCTTCTTCCCTCTGCTCGATGCACCGGTCGCAAACATCCGCATCCGGGTCGATGGTGAAAAACTTGTCAGGCTCCAGGAACCGTTCCTCGCAGATAAGGCACATAACCGTATGGTCGAAGGGTTGGAGACCGGCGTCTACCGTGGTGACCAGGTCCAGATCGTATCCGTCCTCATCCTCGTCAACCTGGATGTCAAACTGGAAGTCGGTCATTCTTCTCTCCATACTTAGACAGGGCTTTAGCCGCCATACGGTCAGCAATATCTGCTCGCGACCGATGGATATCCGCCTGCTTTTCCTTGCGAGCGATAAACGATTCCAGCGCCTCTGCTAGGGTGGGGCAGGCAAACTTCCGGTATGCATCCTTTAGGACGAACCGCTTTCCGCCAAAACTGCCACGCTTCAGCCAGACACCTCTTGGGGTATGTTTGATAACGTCGTAGACGGTATAGTAAGTGTCATCGTCCCAGCCGCTTGACTGCGAGAATGCGCGGTCGTCCAGGCGGTACCAAATTTCCGGTTCGTCCATCGACTCCTCATATCCTTGCTACACCGGTCACCTCGCGGGCGACTCAAGAGGCATAATCATACTAAGATTGCAGCCAATGTCAATATTGACTTTCGTGACATACATAGGTAGACTCGCTTCAAATGTGACCGGAGCAAGATATGAAAATCGCGTTGAGCGACGTAGCCCTCATTTTGAGTGTGCATCCCCGCACTGTTGTTCGTGCGTTCAAGGAACATGGGATGGAAGTAGGGTACGACTCTGTCGTACAGGTTGACGATGTTGGTAAAGTCTTTGATTTCGATCCGGAATATCTCCGTCGAGTCGTGTCTCACCAGGACACCCTGTTGAAACCTGCCGACGCCGCAGCCGAACTGTCGCTGGCCTTGAGAACCTTCCGCTACCGGGACTACCCTGTGCTGATCAGCAAGAATCGGGTGGTTCGGTACTCCCGCAATGACATCGTCAAATCGCACCTCGCTAACTACCTCCTCTAAGCGAAGGAACCTCGGTAGTGAGGAGCGAAGATTGGTCCAGAAAGCAGTGGGCCATTCATCTGGCGTCCATGGGGTTTGGAATCATTCCACTTTCGGCAGGGGCCAAGGAACCCATAGCCGGTAGCTGGCTGGAATCCAAGACCACTGATACGGGCACCATCGAGGAATGGTTCGAAAACGATCCACTGATGAATTATGGCGTTGTCCCTGATAAACGCCACTGCATCATCGATGTCGATGTCAAAGGCGGTAAGCCTGGATTCGAAAATCTCAGCAGCATCGAAACCGATCAGCAGATGAAAGACTGGCTGACAGGGGACACCCTCACAGTCGTGTCGCCATCCAAGGGCCTGCACTTCTATCTCGAATCGCCGTTCGAAGTCGGCAACTCCAATTCGAAGTTCCCTGAGGGAATTGATATCCGTGGCTCTGGCGGGTATGTCGTCGGTCCTGGTTCCACGCTAGTCAAAGGCCGGTGCAAACCTACGGACGTTCCAGGCTCCTATCGAGTCGTCAACGATGACAAGATCAAGCGTGCTCCCCAATGGGTTGTCTCTAGACTGAGACCTCCCGGCGCACGGGATGAACACCGCACCGAGCCGATGTTCGAACTCGACCTTCCCTTCGCCGTCGAACGCGCCAGAGAATTCCTGAAGCGCCGGTCTCCCGCTATCGAGGGCATGGGCGGCGACGATCACACCTACGCGACCATTGTCCAGGTCAAAGACCTTGGCGTCAGCGAAGACATGTGCGTCGAGTTGCTGCTTGAGCCTGGCGGCTGGAATGACAAATGCGATCCGCCGTGGTCTATCGAAGAACTGAAGATCAAGTCCTACAACGCCTACCAGTACGGCAACCAGCGCCCCGGCTCCAAGGGCGGCATCATGGACTTGATGGATGGCGTCGATGTTCAGGACGTGTCCGAACTGCAGGATGAGCGGTACAAGGCTCTCCAGGAAATCGCTTTCCCCGGATTTGATATCACCAGGCGCAACAAGCGCCGTGAATCTATTATTCCGTACTGGTTGCCTGCTCACGGCATGGTTATCAACCTGGCGCGTCGAAGCTGGGGTAAGTCAGTCACCATGGTAGACATGGCTCTCAGGATCGCATGTGACATGGACTGGCATGGCTTGCCGGTGCAGGAAGGCCGTAAGGTCATATACATCTGCGGCGAAGACGATGAAGGCCTGGAGGAACAGATCAGGGCTTGGTGCCAATACCATGGTCGGGTTCCGACAAAGGACAGGTTCATCACCTTCGCCGGTACGGTCAATCTACTATCCGGAAACGATGTCGAGTTGTGGACCAGGTTCCTGCTCGATACGTGGGTTGACCACGCTAACTGCATCGTGTTTGTCGATACCTGGCAGCGTGCGACATCGCGGGGTAAGCAGAACGACGATTCCGAGATGCAGACCGCTGTCTCGAATATCGAAGCCATGGCCAAGAGCCTAAGGGGACCGGCTGTCGTGGCGTTCCATCCGCCCAAGCACGACACGACCGTCGTCATGGGGTCCAGCGTGATCGAAAACTCGTCAGTCGCCATCTGGCAGGGATCGGATTCCACTGTCGGCAAGAAACTGGAAGTCACCCGTATAAAGGGCAAGGGATTCGGGAACTACAAGACCTTCAGGTTCGATGAAGTCGAACTTGGTGAAGAGGATGAGTTCGGTAACGAACGTACCGGCGTCGTACCTACGATGGTGGCGGGATCAGGGCTGACCAAGGAAGTCGATATGAACGTGGTGGAGAAAGCGAGGGATGCCTATGCCTCTGTTCTGAAGGACATGCTCATCGAGATCGGGGACATGGATAGCGCCGTAGAGCGCGGCAGGGCTTGCTATATGCACAACATAGCCGACAGGATCGCCCAGGCTGACGGGACAGACGCAGCCAAGATATTGAATGACGCTGGGGAGATCGGTTTGAACCCGAAGAATGTTCAGCGCAGGCTCAAGGAACTGTTCGTGGACTACAGCCTGCCATATGAGTACCCCGATGGTAAAGCCATGCTAGTTGTTACCAAGGGGACAAAGAATGGTAGCAGGAAGTTTGAGTTGAAGAAGATAGTAAGCAAGGAAAAGGCCGCGTGAGCGGCCCTATATAAGTATCAAGAGTATTCTTTTGGTTTAGGCGTTATCAGCAGAGGACTCCCTTCATCCCTCATTACTTGTGTGTACTGGTCAAATATTTTACCAGCAGCCTTGGCCACCTGATCCGGATCGTGGCTATCCAGATAATCTTCATTCTGCTTCTCAGCCAGAGCACCGCCCAGAATCATCAACTTCGACCGTAGGCCCGGTTCATTGGCGTTGACATCGCCGTAGCTAATCAGACCGCCACCGACGGCCAGCTTGCTTTTCGAGTGAAGGCGTATGCGAAAGAACCGAACCGGGCGCATCATTTCGTCCTGATCATCCAGGACGTGAATCTCAATGTAGCTCATCGTCGTTCCAATTTCTTGCAAAGAATGAAGTTTTCTTGAACTCTTCCAAACCCATAGAGGATATGGCGTATCGGACTGCCTTAGCAATCGCGTCTTCCTGCCCCTTCGTCATATCAAACCGCCACTTCAGCCTTGATTGCGGGATACGGATCGTAGCCGTAGAAACAGATGTCATCATACGTGAAGGAATCGATGTCCGTAACCGCAGGATTCAGCCACAACCTGGGACGACGAGTCGCATCCGGCCTCCTGGACAGCAGTTCAGTCGCCTGCAGCATATGGTTCTTGTAGAGATGGACATCGCCAAAGTTAATGATCAGTTCCTTGGCGATCAGTCCAGTGACCTGGGCGACCATATGGGTCAGCAGGGCATAGGAGGCAATGTTGAAAGGCACACCCAAGAACACATCGGCTGACCGCTGCGTCATCATGCACGAGAGTTCACCGTTCCTGACGTAGAACTGGAACATCATGTGACAGGGTGGAAGCGCCATATCATTGATCTGCCCGACGTTCCAGGCATTGACGATCAGGCGACGGGAGTTTGGGTTTACCTTGATCTGCTCAATGACCTCTGCAATCTGGTCAACCTCGACGGCTTGGCCTAACCCCGCACCGTGCCACATAGCGTTGCGCCATTGTTCAGGATAGACCGGCCCAAGGTCACCATTCCTATCGGCCCACTCATCCCAAATAGTGACGCCGTTATCCTGGAGGTACCGGATGTTTGTGGAGCCGCTGATCATCCAGAGCAGTTCATGGACCACGGATTTGATGTGGACCTTCTTGGTCTCCAGCAGCGGGAACTCGTCCTTCAGGTCGAACCAAATCTGCTTGCCGAAAAGGGAGTAGGTGCCGACACCTGTGCGATCATCGCTCTCGATGCCGTTCTGAATGATGTCTTCGATCAATGCATGGTACTGTTTCATATCAATACTCTCCTATTATAATCAGGTGGGCACTATCCCTTGTCGTTTCAGATTCGAAAGTCCTTTCGACGCTCCAGTAGCACCAATCAAGTCTTTGACCAGCTACTGAACTTAAGATATCAGCCCAAGTGCTAAATGGTACAGTAATTTTTGCATTCGGGTCTGTGTCCATCACCATAGATGTTACCTCTATACCGTGGTGCCGAAAGACTATTGGACCGCGTGTAAGGTACTCTTGGTAGATACCCCAAGCGAGTTCTTCTATCTTGTTTTCAATGTCTGCAATGGCTTCAGGCGTCACCATAAGTCCTCCGAGTAAAGTTCAGGTGGCCAGTTCAACCAGTCAATCTGCCCGCAGGCCATGGCGTGCTCTGCAGCCTCAGTGCGATTGTAGAATTTGCCGTCCTGGTCCACGAATCCTTGCTGAACGTCGTGTGCGTGCATAACACTTGGATAGACCATATTCAGGTTGTGGATCAGATCGTGGTGCCGACGCGGCTTTGACGCGATGAAAAATTCAGTGGCTGTCTTGATGGCGACTCCAGTGATCACAGAACCTCTCCTGCTTCAGCCGCCTCGATATCCTCTATAGACGGGTACGCCAGCTTGACCAGCCCATATTCCGTGAGGACTCCAGTGTCGGCCAACATACGGATTAACCGGTTCAACTTGGTTGCCTCACAGCGGTCATCGTAGTCATCGTCACCAGACATCGGGTAGTCCTCTCTGCTATAAACGGCTGTGGCAAAAACCACGGGAGCCGTATTGTCCATCCTGCCCAACAATTCTACGTCCGAACTGACAGGCGTAAAAAGTGGCGTTTTCATCAGGCTTACCTTGCGGTCTATTGCCATTTGCCACAGACCTTAAACATACGCATACTGGTCAAACCCGCCCTTGAAGTTAGAATCCTCTCTGATTCTAAAGGCCCGCATATTCGAACGTGACAGCCTCTTCCCTTGTCAACGGATTCACGCCACATATCCTCAGAACGTTATGAAACGAATCTATGTCGGCGTCAGTGGGGACAACACCCCTACGAATGAGCAGCACAAACTCGCGAAGGTAGTAGGTCCAAGTGAACCATTCTCCCGACATCTTGCAGAGGGCAAAGGCGTAGTGAACGTCTAACTCCATGTCTCCTAAGCCTGCGCCCACTGCAATCAACTTTAACGGTTCTGGATGCCCCGTTTGGAGAGCGCGTAACCTGGCGTTCACATTCTTGCTGCGGCCTATTTTAACGGGTCCGAACTCACCCGACTGAACCACGTAAAGATCGTCCCTATCTCGGGACGCCTGGTGATTTGGAACCCGAGACCAACCCCGTTCACGATGAACTGTTCAGCCTTTTGCAGGGCATCCTTCACCGCCTTGGCCAGCGCGTCCCGTTCCCGCTCTGCCGTCTCGGCGTTGCTGGCGGCTTGGCGTTCGATGTAGGCAGCCATACGCAGGCTTGCTGTTTCTAGGTAGAACTGACGATCTGCTGCGTAAAACTTCGCTGCATAGAGACACTTCTCCACCCATTCCCGCCCTTCATCCCCCAGCACGGCGTCCCGCTGCTTCACGAGCCGTTCGTTCTCGCCCAGCGCGAAGGCGAGGGCTTCGCGCAGACTCCTGATGGTTTCAATGTCCGCCCACCCGAAGGGGTTGGCTGTTTTCTCCAGCACCGCCTTGGCTTCATCCGTTGTCATGGTCGCCTCCCAGAAGGGCGCGGGCATACAGGTCTGCAAATATCGACAGTCGCGCCATATCCTCGATAACGGCCAGCGCCGCATCAACCTGCTTCTTGGGCATCCCGCCGTTGCTGCACGTTCTCAGGTAACCCTTGGCCGCACCCAGAACAGCAGCATCGACTGCCGCGTGGCCCAGCTTTCGCCTGTCAAACCAAGCGTCCAAGACTGACCGTTCGTCCGCAACAGCCTCCCGCAGCCGCTCTATCTCCCCCACAGCATCCAGGAGGCTGGCGGCGATGGCTTGCGCAGATCGGACATCAGCAACCGGACGGCGCGCGGTCCATGCGTAGATGTTCCACTCCTTGGCCCAATCCGGTTCGCGCATCCAGTTGTAAACGGCATCCATCGCCTTGCGCGCCGCTTCGGCCAGCCGCTTGCCGTTCTCTAGGTCATACACTGGGCGTCTCCTTCGTTCTCAGGATAGCGATGGTCAGGGCGCGGGCGGCGGTGGGGGCGGTGCCGCGGCAGACCTTGAGGTTTTTGGTGAGCGACCACTTCCAGCCTTTCTCAGACTCCATGACATCCAAGGTCGTCCACCCTTCCAGAACAAGCCGCAGCGCGTCGTCTACGGAGGTGAGGGGCTTGGGTTTTTTCGCTAATCGACCACTTGCCGGAAACATAAAGGTGCGGCTGGCCACGCACGGGCTTGCCTTCCCACCCCAGCGCCCGCAGCACCTCGGCGTTGTCGCCGTCCCCGGCCTGGATACGGGTGATTAGGCTATCGGTCATGGCCTCTTCAGGCATTAGCCTTCTCCTGTATTCGCTTCAACACAGTGGGGTTCCACATCGTTTTTCCAGCCTGGGCGCGTTTGATGCTCTGCTTTACGGACTTCGAAACCTGGTGCGGAATCGACTTCTGGACGGGGACAGCATGGGTTGAATCACCATACTCTGCCGCTAGTCTGGGGTCGATCCTGCCCTGGTCCAAAGAGACGCCTAGTTCAGCACAGGCCTTGAGGAACTTCTGCTTGTGCGCGCCTGACTTGAAGTGCCTGGCATACGAGAGCGTGTTACGGCTGTCCTGCATCAGGGGATCGCCTTCGTGAGATTGCCGCACTCGGACGGATTATTACCCTTCTCAATGCAGACCTTCACAAGTTCCGACTTGGTCCCGGAGGTAACCACAGTACAGCCGACGAACCCGGTCATAATTAGCACGCTGCTCGCGGCAATGATGAAAACAGTCTTCAATTCCATATCGTCCATGATCAACCCTCCAACGCAGACATATACAGGTCAAGCAGAGCCTCAAGTTCCTGGCGGTCACTGCGCTCCATCTTCCGCAGCTTCAGCACGGCCCGCATGATCTTGGGATCGAAGCCGTTGCCTTTCGCCTCAGCAAAGACATCCCTGATATCGTCAGCGAGGTTCTTCTTCTCTTCCTCAAGGCGCTCGATACGCTCGATCAGGGAGCGCAACTGGTCAGCGGCAATACCACCAACAGAATTGTGGCCAACTCCAGGTTCTTCAGACATCACTTTCTCCGTAGCAAATTGATAAAGGTTAAAAGCATGATCGGACCCCAGCACAGGACAGTCAAAAGGTAGTACAGGGGTAGGTTGATCGGGCTTTGGTAGTGCATGACTTCACGAACCTGAAACTCAGTGATCAGGACACCGATCAACAGATAAATGATGATTCCTGTGATCATGCGGCTTCTTCCTCTGAGGGAAGGCCAAACCGGGCACGGATGTCCGCAGCGTACTCATCTTCACGCTCGATCAGGATACAGCCGAAACCTTCGTTCAGCGCAGCCTGACCAGTCGTGCCAGAACCTGCGAACGGGTCCAGAATAGTGCCACCTGGAGGCGTGATCGCACGGCAAAGATGTTGCATGAGAGCAACAGGCTTCACCGTAGGGTGCTTGCTACCGCCACGGTCAGTCTTATTGGCTTTCGGGTGGTACAGGAGAGACTTGGTATCCGGGGGAAAGCAGTTGAAGAACCTCGCAGCGGAACCTGAGTCACTCCGCTTGGCAAAAGGGACTCGGCCAGCGAATTTCCCGTAAATCTCGTCGGTAACCTCAGACGGTTCATCTCCGGTGACACGGCTTCCACCTTTTCCACTTGGGAAACAGGCTAGGACTTCCTCAGAGCCGTCATGCACAACATTCGCAGGCCAACGCCCGCCTTCATGCGGAGACTTCTCGATTTCCTTAGCCTCACCTTCCGTGAAGAACTTAACGGAACCTAATCCCGTAGCGGTGTGGGCGATCCACGGCTCTCCAGGAACCCGGCAAGCATCGATATTCACAGCGCCTGTCCCGAACTTCAGGACATTGGCGAAACCGGTTTTCTCAGCCATAGGCTTCTGCGCCATGTAGATCGGTTCCATCGCAGGCTTGAACGACTGAGTCCCATAGAACCAACCATCCCACTGCTTCGCTTCTTCCGTCGCCGGGGCCGTTAAAAGATGGTAGGCTTCGCGTTTCGCGTCGTCATGCATCCAAGGTCTATCGAACCCTTCTGTAGCGCCTTTGAAGTCAAGGTGGCCCTTCGTATCCCGGCCTACAAACTGCTCATGCCCGGGCTTCACCCCCACGACTTCTCGTTCTACACCTGCCGCTTTGTCTAAGCCCTTGGAAACACTAGTAGCTTTCGGAAAACCACTCCCGAACACCCAGGCATGGAAAGGGTGCATGATGAACCCTGCCTGCTCCATGGCCACAGCTTGCCAATGACCGGTACGAGCCGACGAGAATGCGAAGACATAGCCACCAGGTTTCAGCACCTGCAGCACAAGCGACCAGAACTCAGGGTCGAACGCAATCCGGGTGCCATCATCCTCAGCACCGTCCCACGTCTTGCCCATGAAACCCTTGGACTGGCGGCTGAACCGGCCATCCGTACCTTCTTTCGCGGGAGCAGAGTTGGCCTTGCCAAAACGCTTCACCACTGACTCCAGGAAGTACGGAGGGTCTGTCACAACGGAGTCGACTTCGACACCCATCATAATGAGATCGCGCAGAACTTCGCGGTTATCCTGGTGGAACAGTGTGACTTCCGGCAAGGCGACTCTCCAACTTCAGTTTCCCCGCATCGGGTACTGATTACCTATTCAGGATATGAAAGATTGCCGTCTATGTCAATCAGAAAGTTCGTATTCGAATGGGATCGCCAGAACATCCTTGGGGATTGATCCTACTGGCATATTTGCCAACTCAAAAATGTAATGAAGGTCATCGCTCGGGAATTTAAACCACATTCTGGCGGCTCTGACTGCGCTTTTATGCTCAGGCATGTCAGTGGTGCCTGTATCCCCAACGGCATCGAACACAGCCCTGGCGACAACCTCGCGGAACAATTCTTCGTAGCAGCTATCCGGGGGAGGGGCCTTACGGAACTGCTCCTGCACGACACGAGGGATCACAGGTGCCTTGGTAATACGGCTGGCGAGAGACACCCCCTATCCCTTCATGGGCATGGGAGTCGACTCTTCCCCCTTTTCTTGCGAAGGACGTTCCATAACGATGAACAACCATGTCAAGTGCTCACCCGTAGGCTCGCAAGTGTGAAGTCTATACCCTTGAGAAGCGCCGCTGGCGATAAACGCTGCAGCCTCGTCAACAAACATTCGTCTCGTAATGTACTCAAACATGTAACTCTACCGATTCTTGCAATCCAATAGACCCTATTACCACAGGATACCCCCAAAGTCTTTCAAATTGTGCAATTGTTCTTTCTTTTTTACGCTGTTGCAAGTTGATATTATTGTACGCGGTATGTCGGAGGTGGAGAGTTCTCTTCCCCTTCCAGTCCACATCTACAACCTGGATATCCGGGAACATGGTGCCGATCCGTTTTGAGTCAGACAGCGCCTCCCTGATCTGGCGGAAACCGCGATCATCGTGAATACGGTCAACCTCATACTCGGTAGGATACTGAGCGTCGTCATCGAGCAGGAACATCCGTTCCTTCCGCATCAGGGCAGGGGACAGGTACTGCGATATAAACGACTCATCTCTGTAGTTCTTGAAGGCGTGGTGCCAGGCCTGCAGCCAATCCGTTCCCGCCAAGTCAGGAAACCAGGATTCATCTTCCTTGGTCGGCTCCTGGCAAATCCGCTTGATCTCCGCGAACGTATTAAAGCCCAACCAGTACGGATTAAAGCGCATGGTCATGGGGTGCTGGTGGACAACTCCCGTATGCGAATGCAGGAACTCCAGGTAGGAGCCGTCAGTAATGAGACCCTTTTCATGAAGTCTAGTCATGATGAAGTGGTGAGTCGTGCTAGCCCAACCTTCGTTCATGACCTGTGTCTGGTAGTTCGGATAGTAATAGGTAGCGATCTTGCGGACGATTCGGATGATTTCACGCTCCCACACTTCAAGATCAGGCGCGTTCTTCTCGATAAAGTAGAGGATGTTTTCCTCAGGCTCCATCAGTTTCTCATCTTCTTCATGTGAATACATTGTATGCGGGATCAAGTTATCCCAGAGGGGATTGACCTGACGCTGTTTATCTTCCTCATCCTGCTTCTTCCTGGCCTTGACTTCAACCTTTGTCGGCTTCGGCGGGCGCTTGTACCTGTCAACACCGTAGTATTTCAGCGCATGAGCCGCGTCCAGGATAGACTCCACGGCGTCCAGTCCATACCTGACTTCACAGTCATTGATGTAGTTACGAGCATAGACAAGATAGTCTATGATAGAACTGGCGTCAGTCCATTCCTTGAACAGGTAATTGGACGAGAAGAAACTATTGTGGCCATAAGAAGCATGGGCAATGACAAGGGCCTGCATCGTCGGAGAATTACTCTCCATTAGATAGGCGATACAGGGATTAGAGTTGAAAACTACTTCATATGCCAACCCGCCCCCGCGTCTGTACTGGTTTTCTTCCTGAAGGAAAGCTTTGCCAAACGACCAATGCTTGTAGCCTACCGGCAGCCCACCCGCGTAGATGTCCAACATCTGCTCATGGGTGATGACTTCGATCTGGTTCGGGTACGTCTCCAGCTTCAGCTCGTCATGCGCGATCTCTGCACACGCCTGGTCGATCTCATTCAGGAGCGGGAAGGTCCAGTTGTCCGTCCGCTCGAAAAGGGGTTTAACCATCACGCAGACTCCTTCTGAAACAGCTTCCGGAACACCGGCCAAATTTCCTTCTCATTCCTGGCCACAGCAATCGCCAGGTTCTCGAATTCGGACAGCATCGGCCCCAGCATCTTCATCAACTCACTACCCCCCGAACTCGGTACCGGTGCCCCAAATATACCGTACACCAGGCTCATGTCAGGGTGCCTCGGGATATCCAAGTACGTCATGTACTGGACCTTTGGCATGATGCGCCTCAGACTTTCCAGGCTCTCTTCCTTATCACCCTGCCCACCGGTATCGCCGTCACTGCACTGGCAGAGGTAGAGGTTATAATCGGAGGATGGATAACGCTGCATCGCTTCCTCAGCAACCTTGTACCCGGCGCTTACAGTAGTTCCACCAGTCTCCTGCCCATAAAAGAACTCGCGCTCGGTGCATTCATAAGCATAAGAGTGATACCGTATGAACACGATCTCAACCGTGGCATACCGCTTGTGAAGAAGCAAGTACAGCAACAAGAAGAATCGTTTAGCGATGTCCTTTTCACGCTCGCCCATACTGCCACTAACGTCCATCAAGCAGATCATTACTGCTTTCTGGTTGGGCTTTGGCTGCTGAATATAATTCTTGTACCTCAGATCAACTTTATCAATGAACGGGATTCCTTTTCGGCGGCTGCGAGCACGCTCAAGCAGAGCCAGGACTTCCGGGTCTTGAGTTTCGTTCCACTCATCCTCCAGTTCCTCGATCTCATGCGGTTTGGGCCTGTGGAGGGCAAGGCGGCGTCCCAGGGCACGCTTGAAGGTCTGCGCTATGGAGAGGTTAGACGGGTTGCCTACAGGCGTGTAGCCCGCCCGTGACGGCCTGGTCTCGACGTTCTCCCGCAGCTTCTTGTCCACAAGGTTCGGCAGTTCCAGGTCCTCGAAGAAAAAGTCCAGGAACTCATCCCGAGTCAGGGTGAAAACGAATTCATCCTCGCCGTCACCATCGCCTGATCCGACACCGCCACCTGACTGCATCGGCTTCCTGATCGTGTCACCTTCGACAAAATCCTTATTGCCAGGGACAACAATCTTGCGCTTACCGGTGCTGTAGTCATGCTCGAATGTCGGTTCATCGATCCCTTTCACAGGAACCTTGACCCTCTTCTGACTGATATCCGCGATTCCCATGTCACCAACAGCACCACGGACGGCCTTCTTGACGTGCTCCTTAGCCCTGCGGATGAACCTCTGGCGGCTACCCAGGGACTTGTCTTTAGGGTTAGCGCGGCGGTCGATGACAACAGACATTCCTATTCGACCCTTCTGAAACACTGCACAAGCACAAACAGCACAACACCCATGAAAAACGTGATGACAGCGAACTCAAGTACACCCACCAACACGTTCAACATACCTACCATACCTTCCAATAGCACCTAGCGATAAGCCAAATCAGCGCAGCGAATGCCCCTGCACCAAGTAGAAAAGAGAAAGCTATTACATATACCACGTTATGAACTCTTTTGCACGCGCATGTAATACTCAACAACTCTCTGAGTCTGTCGCGGAGTGTATCCTTTTTCTTTCATCCTGGCGATGAAAGCGTTATGCTTCTTGTCATCTTCCTTAGTCTTCTTTGAACCAAAGGAAATGATCGGCAACATTTCATCAAGAGTAGAGAACATCTTTTTCTCGATGGTCTCTTTGATCTTGTTGTACGCCTTCCAATCGGGAATTTTCCCACCATTGTTGGCCCTTTGGCGCAGGGTCCACTTCACGACTTCATTGCGGAAGTCCTTGGGATTGGCGATACCAGCAGCCTTCTCGACGCCGGACAGGTCAGCATCCAGTGCGGCGCGGTCCAGGATCGTCCCGGTGTTCAAATCCTTGTAGTTGTTCTGGTCCAACCAGGCCTCGGCATAGGCGACGTATTTTTCGAAAATAGTCTGGCCGTAGTCATCGGCGTTTTCCAGGTAAGCACTGCGAATCTCATTACCGATGAACTCGATATACCGGCCCGCGATATCAACCTTGACGAACTCCAACAGGTTTTCGGCTTCCTCGTCACTGAACTGTTCCGCCACGATACGGTTTATCAGCACGTCCATCAGGTGAACCGGATCGGCCCCGACCTCAGTGTCATGGTTGAACGTGTCACTGAGAACCTTGAAGCAGAACCGAGTCGAAATGCCGGTCATCCCCTCATCGACACCAGCGGCGTCACGGTACTCCTGCATCGACCGAACCTTGGGGTCAACATCCCGGATGTTCTCGCCGTTGTAGAGGCGCTGCTTCGAGTGCAGGGATGAGTTTTCATGCTCTTTCAGACGCGACAACACGGCGAACTCGGCAAGCATCGGCAACGTCTTCGGCGCACACGGAGCCGCCGCCAAAGAGGATACAGACAGCATCTTCTTGTAGATCGCCTCTTCCTCATCCGACTGCAGGCAGTAGGGCACCTTGATCACACAGACACGGTCCAGGAACGCCTCGTTATTCTTGTCGGACTTGAACTTGATCCACTCAGTAAGATTCGAGTGAGCAAGGATAACGCCCTGGTACGGGATCGCACTCAAAGCCTCGGAACCGACATAGTTGCCTTCCTGAGTCGCGGTCAGGAGGGGGTGCAGCACCTTGATCGGTGCCTTGAACATCTCGACAAACTCAAGCAGGCCCTGAGTCGTGCGGTTGAGACCACCACTGAAACTGTAGGCATCAGGGTCGTTTTGAGAAAAACTCTCAAGCATCCGCAGATCGGTCTTGCCAACAAGCGTAGTGATATCTTGGTTGTTGTCGTCACCCGGCTCAGTCTTCATCACACAGACCTGGCGCAGCTTCGACGGCTTCATCTTGACGACACGGAACTTGGAGAGATCACCCTTGGCGGCGTCCAGGCGCTTCACAGCCCATGGAGAAAGCAGGCCAGTCAAGTAGCGCGGCTCGATGCCGTATTCGTCCTGCAGAGCCTTGCCGTGGCGCTCAGGGTTGAACAGGCCCAGGGGCGACTCGAATACCGGAGAGGTTTCAATCTGGGTCTCGTCATGAATCTCATGTTCGACATAGGCCAGCACATAGACATGGTGGACTTCCATCAGGGACTTCAGCCGTTCAGCGATGCTCGACTTGGCGGAACCAACCGGACCCAGGAGATAGAGAACCTGCTTCTTCTCTTCGAGTCCCTGAGCGGCGTGCTGGAAGAACCCAACCAACTTTTCGATGCTGTTCTCGATGCCATAGAAATCATGGAAAGCATCGTAAACCTTGATCGTCCGGTTCTGGTGGATGATGGAGAGCCGGGGATCATTCGAGGTATCAACCAGCCGGGGTTCACCAATGGCGGCAACCATGCGCTCGGCGGCACTGGCGTAGGCGAGGTGATCGGCCTTGCACATCTCCAAGTATTCTTGGATTGTCATGCTTTCCGGCTGTTCTTCCCGGTAGCTGGCACTGAATTGCTCGATGAAATCCATACCCATTTTCGACCTCTTTCCTGAATTCCCCTAAAGGTTACACTCTATGTCAACGGATGGCAAACGAATTATTTCTTTGCAGGGACAATCTGTCCGCAACACGGGCACTTGGATGTCGGGTGCTTCAGCATGTAGTCAATCGTACGCTTGCAAACCTTCAGACAGGCGTCAATCTGATCCTCAGAGGCGTTAGCGAGTCCCCGCTCCAGATTGCCAAAACCATACCGTTCGCCAAGCGCGCCCATGGCGCTAAATGTAGCCATACTGCCCATGTAGACCGAATTAATGCTATCCTGACCAGACCGATAAGACAGGGCTGCACGGATAAGGTCACGCTTTTGCTCAATGTCCATCTCAACCTCCAAACGCTTTCACCAGGAACATCAGAAAGAACAAGCCTGCACCCGTCGCCACGGTTTCAATCGCGTTCATGAGATACCTTTACCTTTCGCCGCTGCAATCACTTCTCTGGCACGCACTAAGGCAGGATGCACAACCGGGTCATCATCCCAAGCGTCATCAAAACCGGCTAACAACTCCTCCAGTTCTATGAGAGACCGGAGCAGCCTTGACTCAATCGTTCTAGGCATCGACCTGTTCCTCTTCTGACTCAAAGGCGTGTCCGCACTGCACCAGGGCAAAGCCCCTTTCAATGCAACCAGTGAACTGGACGAAATCAGCCTCTACAGTCGTCGCCTTGCAACCATGATGCATGTTAACACTGCCTCGAATATCAGCACCGAAGGAAGGCTCAAGCCTTTTCTCCGACACCCAATGCCCAAGGAAGGCACTATGGGGGCTACGGTCACCATCGATGTCAATATGGCAATCGACACCACGCAGGCTGAGGGTCATCCGGATAAGGCGCGGCCTGTAGATTGACTCTTCCCGATGCACCGCGACTCCGATTGCCGACACGGCTTCAGCGAGCATATCCGCCATTCTGGCGCGGTCAGGCTTCCTCTTTATGCTTAGTTCAGTCATCACTGATTCCTTTACAGTAGAATCCAAAGCAACACCCCACCCCAGGCAGCCACAGCAAACGCGATACCGCCTATCATCCCCCAATTCATTCTTCTACGCCCTCCAACTCTTCCAGAAACTCATATTCCGGCTCAACATCGATATGCTGGTTCAGGTATTCTTCCCCATCGCCTAGCAAATCCTCTTCTTCACCAACGATCCAGAAACCATCCTGCAACTTGATCTGCGCCAACAGGTAGAGGTTGTCAGCCCAATCCTCCCCATAGACTTCCTGGGCCAGCAAGCGCAAGCAATCCATAGTCAGGGAAGAGGGATCAGGCTGCGGGAACATGTAGCCGTAGCGTTCCACGGCATAGCGCCCCAGGCAAGCATGAGCATTAGCGTGTATCTCGCTGGCACTGCCAATGCAGGCACCTTGAAGCAAGACAAGGTAGTGTTTCATGTCAGTTTCCTACGATGTGCGCCATATTCTCACGCCTTTAACCCCGTTTTCTACGACTGTTTTACCCGTGAACTTCAGACCATGGGCACGCCCGTAAGCCTTCGCCGCCGAATGTGCAGCCCCCTGGCCCGCCGTTCCCTTCCTTGCTGTCACCTGCCCAGGAGCAAAGAACGAGTCTCCAACCTTCATCCTATCGAATGGGTATTTCAGCTTTGGTTTGGCGGTAACCGGATGGTCATCCTGCACTTTGAAGTTAACCGGGAAGGGAACATTTTTGTCTATTTTAAAGTCGGCCATGGGTGCTAACCACGGACCTTGGCGCGCTCGATGGATGCGTTTGCATCCGCAATAAAGTTCTCAAGCGAGTCAGGTTTAATACCCTCTACATAGCGCACACCGTATCCTGCTAGTAGAGCATAGACTGACTCAACGCCGTCAACCCTCGCTAGGGTGTTTGCTACCATAAGTGCATCCCTTCGGAGTTTCCCAACCCTATCAGGTGTTAGACGAACATTGGTGGCAACCGCCCTCCAGGCGTCCTGAGCAGCACTAAGGCGCTTCAAGGCATCCTTTATGCTGGCACCGTCATTCCGAGTCGTAGCCATGGCAAAATTCAAGGCCGCAGCGTCTAGCTCTTCCCCAGCGCGAATCAGTTCGTCCATGCCCATCACTCAATCCCTCTGAAATCTTGGGTGAACCTTGTACTCAACAAAGATGCGAGTCCCTGTCTCAGTCTTGACCTTGACGCGCCCGTCATTTGTGTACCCGGTAACCGTGCCCTTGACTATCTCAGGCCAACCCTTCACACGTAGGGACACGTAGACCGCTGCACCTGGAAGAAACCGCCCCATCACTCGGATTCCCTACTGGCGACACGCTCAACAAAGGCGTGGAAATACCGGCCACGACTGCCATTGGCGTTCTTTGGCTTCTGGTAGCCGTAGGCGTCCGCTTCCGCGATCAGTGCCTCTACCTGAGAGGATGACAACTCGTGATAGCCTGAACCCTTCGGCACCTTGCACCGCTGCAGGATATCGTGGGCGGCGTGTCTGTTCATCCTGGCCATTATTCCGACTCCCCTTTGACCTTGGCTATAAGGGTGCGGGCGCGGTCTCGCTTTTCCTGGCCGTAGCTACGCATCCCGGTAGCTGGTGCAGCGGCATCGGCAACCGTAAGCACATCCTCTAGCGCCGCCAGTAACTCGTATTCAAGATCAGTCATCTTCGGACTCCTCAACCGTGATGTAAAACGGCCCACTCCAGTCCTTTACCCAGGCAGGGGCGTTCTCCAAATCCCGCAACACATCGGACTCGTAGCTATCAGAAACTAACGCATCCTCGCGGGCTTCAGGAGTCAGGGACGCCAGAAACTCGGTTACATCCCATTCGGCCTCGCCTTCCAATTCCACTTCTATGGCGTAGTCATTAACCCAGGCTTGCGGCGTGAAGGTGGCAATGTACCTATTCATCACTCAGACTCCACCGTAGGTTCCCCGTCAGGGTACTCTTCCTCGCACGGAGGCTCATAATCAGCCATAGCCTGTTCATACTCGGACTCAGTGCTGCCGACTTCATGGAACCAGGAGAACACGTCATCAGCTACGGTTCCGGTTACATCGATGCACGCGCCGTCGAACCAATCCATAAACCAATATTCAGCACGGTAGCATGACCGGCCAGCATCGTGGCTGTAAAACCTGATTTCATCCGAAGGTCCACCCCATGACATCTGATAGCGGAAATATCCCTCTTCCTGGTCAGTGAACGTGTAGGGCGCAACGTAGTCAAAAGACAGGGCGTAGGATGAGAAGGCCTCGCTCATCAATTCTTGAATCTCATCCCGGTTGCCTAGGGCATACTGATAATCAATACCCTGTTCCGTCCAGAACGTTATCAGTTCATCGTCGCTGCAGTAGCGGTGACTCAGCATGGCTTTTAGATCAGCCTCGCGGCTTGCCCACTGAGAGGCAACATGATCAGCACACTTGGTTTGTTCAGTCATTCGACTCACTCCGTTGTTTCTAGCAACCAATCTACGATAAGTTGCACTCTATGTCAACAATCCTTTAAGCCGGAACCACATAGGAGAAGCACGGCAACAAACTGGCTTTGCACCACTTCAATTCCCGCGCCTCCAATGCCCTGGCACGGCGTTCCGCATTCTCCAGGCTACTATGCCGACTCACTGGTTCCGCCGTTGGATAGTCACGGGAAATGGCAGACTCGTGGCCGTAGATGAATCGCTTTTCATGGTCCAAGCCTCTAGGGCAATCCTCATACACTGCGTAGGCCATTAGACCGACTCCACCTTGAGCAAACTCATGTCAACGATACCAGCCATGTAATCTTTAAACCTCGCTAACTGCCAAGCCTTGACTCCGTCATACCCACCATAGGCGGCACGGGCGGCATAGGCGGCAGCATAGGCGGCATAGGCGGCATAGGCGGCAGCATAGGCGGCATAGGCGGCATAGGCGGCAGCATAGGCGGCAGCATAGGCGGCATCGGCAGCACAGGCAGCATAGGCGGCATAGGCGGCATCGGCAGCACAGGCAGCATAGGCGGAACCCGATCTAGTCGCCTCGATAGCCTGG